TTTGTGGTAAATCCTGTTCGTGCTGGAAATAATACAATTGAAACAGATAATGGTGCAATTTCTGTTCATGATGCTGGTACTGGCTTTATGTGCATTAAGAGATCGGTTATTGAAAAGCTTATTGAGGCATACCCTGAATTAAAGTTTAATGATGATACAGGTTCAATGAATGATGAAGAAAAGAACTGGACATATGCTTTCTTTAATTCTTATGTAGATGATGATGGTAGATTCGTATCTGAAGATTATGGATTCTGTAGGTATTGGCAAAAGCTTGATGGTAAAGTTTGGGTTGATCCTGCGATTGAGATTCAGCATTTAGGTAGATTTAACTATGAAGGTAGCATGATGGATTACCTAATTTCTATTTCCCAAAAACCTACTAAAAATCCAAAATAATGAAATGACCCTAGTTGGTCATGAAATACATATTAAAATTTGGTAAAATATTGGCTAAAAGATGCTTGGTGATTCATTAGCTAATTCTTAATATAAATAATAATATTCAAGCGGAAAACTTACAGCCCTGTAATCTTACACGGGGCTGTAAGTTTTTTTATGTAAAAGTTTATATAAGAGCTGATTTGTTTTCTGCATACTTTTCCGATGCAAAAGAAATATAAAAGAAATATTTTCACGCAGGTTTTTTTTGATTAGTTTCCCCGATATCGTTATTACTCAATGAACGACACATTAGTTCAGCAATTAGGTCAAATTTTATATCACACTATTTCTAAGAGATTTAGTGTGATATTTTCGTATATCAGCATAAATCTAAAAGATTGGATTAGTCAATGAGTGATAGATTGTTCGGTTCTATTGTTGGTAATAAAATATCAGATAAAAATAGGGTTTATGGTATTGTCTCTGAAGTAGTAGAGATTACGCAAAATAATGAGACATTCTTTGCCGTAGTGTTAGATTCAGGTAAAGCAATGCGTATATCTACCGTTGCTAAGTTACTTTATGCTCAGAATTTGCGTTTGCGTAAAAAAGGTAGTGACTTTGTAGTTTATGCTTGGTCTAATGATTACCAAGTATCTAAGGCTAAATTTGGTCCTCAGCGTAAGCGTATTGTTTCACCTTGTGTTACGGGTAATATAAACAATACAGCAACTATTGGAGATGAGAAAATAAATATCACTTCTCATATTAGTTCAGGTAATCCAGTTTATTATAATAAGCAAACAATGGGAGAAAGCAAATGAGAATAGAATCACTTTACTATTATATTAGTAATCGTCTAAATCGTTTGTATATGCAAAAGAATAGGGGTTTGATTACTCCTCAACAATTTTATGCAGAACAACAAATGATTTTGCTTGAGTTTAGTACTGGTATTAAAGATGATGTTTATGAAAGAATACAAGAAGATGTTCAGGAAAAACAACTATTGAAAATAGAAAGCGAGTTGCAGTAATGGAAATTGAAATCGTTGATGTTTCAGAAGTTATTCCAGATAAGACTATGACTTCATATGAGATTACTGGAAACCTTGTTATTGACATTATTGAAGAAGATGATGTTGAGATTGTAATCAAAGAAAAGAAAGCAAAAGTAGATGCGTTTTTTCCTTATGGTTCATATACAAAAGAAAGAACATATCGTGATTACTGGAGAGATAATGACCAGGAATTGCTTATGTCTTTAGTATCCATCAAGGTTCAAAGAAAGAATAGAAAAGGTGAAGTGGTAATTCTTGAAGATATTCGTGAATTTTTACTTCTAAGTAAAATGTTCAAAGAACAATTGATTGAGAGTTTTATGAATACTGAATGTCAATTTGTTATCTATCACGATCAACTGGTAAAGGAATAAAGTGGAATATAAAAGTCAGCTATTGAATGAACTTGAGAAATTATCAAGTCTTTTAGATATTCCTTTTGCTCGCAGAAGGGATTATCGCTGGATTATGCGTAATGTTGCAATAAACAATACGGATAATAAAAAGATAAAAAAAGTAATTACAATTTGCCAACTTCTAATGAAAGATGAAACGAATGGCTAAATGTATATATTGTTCATCAGATTTTATTGATGAAAGATATGAAGCTGGTTATGAATATTGTTTAGGTGAGAAATGCCAAAAGATTGGTCTTGATGTTTCAGAAAGGGAATTTAGAAAGATTTATACTCCTGCTTTGCTTCACAAATCTAATTACTTTTGGGTAAAGAAAACAGAATTAAAAACACTAAATGTTAGAGCCGACTTACTACAATAGAAAGAAGATTGAAAATGAACCCGTTTGAAGAAAATGAAAGTAGAAAAAATCATCCTGCAATGAAGAAATCAAATAAACTTACTCGTGAAACTCATGAAAGAGTTGAAGTTTACGACTGGGCATTAGATTTGGATATGAATCCAGATTGGCAAAAATGGCAGAATGAAATAAATGAATACTTCGGTAATTCAGGATGGAATAGGTAATGGATACAATAATCTTAACCAAAAAAGATTGGGTTGAATGTGACGGTTGTGGTGAAAAAATAGCTCCCGTATTTTGGCAAAGAACATATAATGAAAAAACAAAAGAATACTCAGACAATGAGAGTATGGAATTTAATTTTGAAGGTCGTGAACCTGACATTATTGTAGAACAAATAAGTCAAGGTTTGACTTTTGAATTATGTGGTGGTTATGGTGAATTCTTTGACTGTATGTCAGAAGATGATGTGGTTAAAATAACTGCTTGTCATGACTGTACAGTAAAGATGTTTACTTTATTTTATAGAAAAACAAAAAATCTGATTGGGCTTCACCCTTCAGATCAAAAAGAATACCAGTGTTGTGACTGGGGTTGGGTCACTATCAAACTAACAGAAAAGGATATGTAATGGATTATCAATGTCAAGAATGTTTTGAATTCTTTGAAGAAGGGGTTATGCCTTGCCCTATTTGTGGAAGTGAAGTTGTGATTCCAGTTGATTTTATTAGTTCTCAATCTGATTGGGATGATGGTTACTAAATGGATCACATTTTGCTTTTAGCAATGCTTTTATTAATATTCACAATTTTAATTAAGGATAAATTATGAAAAAGAAAAAAGTAAAAATACTGCAATGGGTGAAAGAAAAACCTGAGCCTCAATATTATTGGACTGAAAAAACAGGTTGGACTGAGAAAAAAATGCCAGATGAAATATGGAAAATCAAAGAAATAGGAGAGGTATAAAATGTTAGATTATCTTAATTTAGGAAGCACACCTTCAGATGAAGATTGTGCTCAAGTTGGTAGTCCAGATTATGAAAATCGGGCGAATAAAGAATTGGATGCGTATATGGCTCAGCTTGAGCGTATGTTTCCAGGTTTAGAAACACATAAGAGTATGAGATTTAAAAAGATGTGGTTTCCACATGATTTTGGCTCATATGGTGAAATTGTAATTGTTTATGATGCTGATAATGAATTAGAGGCGGCAACAGCAATTGAAATTGAATGGAATACCCCAACTAATTGGGATGAGGAAGCAATTAAAGAATTAAACCTAACAACAAATAAGGAGAATGCAAAATGAAAAAAGTAGATGACGATACACTAAAAATCATAGCAGACTATATTACTGATTCAATCAGTACTGATTTTAGTATGGGTAAAGCAATAGCATATGGTGTTATGGTAAATAATGATTTGACTGTGCAAACAGAACAGATTGCATCTGACGGAGATATTTACGATATGCTTTATGATAATCCAGCACTTATTGCTCAAGTAAAAAATTATGATTTTATTACTATTGCAACAACTGGTTGGGCTGCACCTATTAAAGAAGAAAATGATGAGAATAGTGATTTGCCTCCATCTGAACATCCAGATAGGCGTAGAGTTCGTCTTTTAGTTTCGGCTAATAGTCACCTTCAATTTGCTAATTGTATTTCATTTAGTGATGATTTAGAGAATCCAGTTTATGATTATGGTGATGCTAGAGGTCAGCTTGCAGAAGCAGTTAAAGAATTGATGATTGCTGGAAGCGAGGTGTGATGAGCGATTTTGTTTTAAATATTGAAAAGTATGCAAAACAAGCTACAACTAAACCAGAAGAATTCGGTTATTGGGGTAGTAAAGATATGTTTGATACTTGGGGTTTTACTAATATTGATCAGAATAGAGATTCTGATCCATTAGAAAAAGCAAACTTCAAATATATTACTGAAGAATTGATGGGCATTTTTCCTGAAGATTTCAGAATAGAAAACTATGCACATTGGGCTGTTGGTAATGTTGATAGATTAGTTTGTCGTGTTTATGAAGATGATACAGACAAAAAAGTTATCGCATCTTCATTCTATTTAGCAATGGAATGGTTAGATAAATTAGATGACTATCCAGTTGCTGATGAAGAAACATACGACAAAATGATTGATGATGACAATATTGATAGTATTGACTTTTGGAATTATCTAAATCCTGGGTATGTAGATATTGTTGAAAATCCAGATTGGGCTTCTGAAGTTTATCATGAATTAGAAATAAATATGGATATTGATGTCAGACATTCAGGATTTAAAGATAATGATATCTTGATGGCAATCTTTAACCTTCAGATTTGGAGTCCAGAAAGGTTTATGGAATGGTATTCATTTTGTGATCAAAATGGAATGGAAAGACCTCCATTTACTGCTAATGAAATATCTAAATATGACAAATCACAACCAGTATTGGAGTTTGAATGATAGTAACAGTAACAAATCTTAATTCATCAATGCTTGATGAGTTGAGATATGAAAGAGATAACGGCAATATGTATGGTGAATTAACAGCCATATTTAAATCTTTGGATACATATTATTATGAGCAAATATATGTTGATGATTTTAATAAGTTAATAAATACTCCAGGAACAACTCCTGGAAAACAATTCAAAGCAGTAATTGAATCAAAATATACACATTACAAAAAGACATATAAGGGAGAAGAATAATGCCAAACCATTGTAATAATAAATTAGGTATTACTGGGTCAACTGAAGATATTGAAATCTTTATTAAAACAGTTGAAAACAACGGTTCAGATAAAGAAGATAATCCATATGAATTATTTGCAAATCTATTGCCAATGCCAAAAGAATTAGAAGGAACGACATCATCATTTGGAAAAGAAAGCAATATAGATTTAGTTGATAAGTATGGTCATGATAATTGGTATGATTGGTGCAATGCTAATTGGGGAACTAAATGGGGTGATTATAGTTTGACAGCAAGTGGTATTACTCATAAAAAAAATTATGCGTATTCAACCCTTGAAAATGGTGAAACAGATTATGAGAATCCAGTTGTAACATTGTCTGGGGAATCAAGTATCCATTTTGAATATGATACTGCTTGGGGTCCAGGTTGTGATGAATTAGCAAATGCAATTGTAAATAGATTTCCGAAACTAAGTGGTTTTATATCATATGAAGAACCAGGAATGGCATTTGCTGGACAATTGATATTTGCTAATGGTGAAATTAAACAACATGATCAATGGGAATTTCATCAAACTTATGATGATGTAGAAGACATTGACTTTGGATTATACGGAGAATAACAATGGGACTAGACAATATACCTAAGGAATATCCATGTATTGATGTTGCAATTAAAGATCATGATGGTCGTATTGATTGCAATGAAACACAAGCTTGTGGTAAATGTACATGGAAGAATGAATATGAATCTAATCCAATGGTTAAAGATTCAGTTCCAACAACAGGAATTATGGGAACTGATTGTTGGTATAGAGGTAAATATGGAAATGGACTAATATCTATGCTTGACGGTATAGATGATATGTGGCATGAATCTTCGCTTGGCATTTCATTTTATGGAAAAGGTTTTGCTAATGGTGAGGAAGGTATTAGCTCAGATGAATGTATTTCTATGGCTAATATAATGAAAGATAACACAGAGAAGTTTGCATTTAATGCTAAGCAATTGCATCCAGATAATTATGAGGAATTCATTAAGGATTGGATGTACGCAACTTGGTGGTTAGAATTTGCAGGTGAATTTTGTGAAGGTTCAGCAATTTGGTATTAACTAACAAGGGAGATTAAATGTTTAATGAAAATGATTTTGATAAGATGAGTGAAGATAATACTGATTCAGCGCCAGATGGTTTGGTTGACGCAAGTGATTATGCTAATGATATGATATCAATTACCAATATTCTATCTGAATTAGATTATGATGACATGACATCTAGAATGCATGGAATGATGAATATAATTAATCATACATATGATGATAATGGAGAATTGGATCATGAAAGAGTTACTGGAGTAATTATATCTCTATGCTTTCATGTTATTAATGTAATCAATAGTTTGGAAGATGATAGTCGTCAAGATTATTTTGAGTTCACTAAAAATGAAGTGATACCAGTAATTATTGATGAATCATCTACGCTTCCATATTGGGATTTAGAGGAAACTGATGGTGAGTGAACATTGGACTGAAAGAGCATATTGCAGAACAATTAAAGGAATAGATTTTTATGCAGATGATGCTTTAGCAATTATTAGAGCAAAAAAAGTTTGTGAGAAATGTCAAGTAGCACCAGAATGTCTAAGCCAATCAATAAGAGCTGACGAAATATATGGCATTTGGGGTGGTCTTTCGCAAAGAGAAAGAAGAAAATATCATAGACTTTATGAAAAAAACATTGAAATTAACCAAGCAAAGGAAATTGTGATTAAACATGGTAACAAAATTATTGAGTGATGAAAAGTCTTTTAGGCTTAGAATTGTTAAAGATGTATATCTAGATTTGTTGGATATTAATGAAGCAGAACAAATTGCAGATATTATTGCATCTAGAGAATCACAAATGACAACATTTGGAAGAATGACTTCTGTTTACACAGAGGTTGAATCTATTTAAACAGATTTGGGGTTAGGTTAGGCTGATCACTAGCCTAACCCCATTAAGAAAGATTGGAGAAAGTTATGAGTAATTATCCACCTGGGGTTACTGGCAATGAATATGAAATTGCTGGGGGAAATGAATTTGAAGAATGGTTTGAATGTAATGCGACAGCAACTTATGTTCACATTACAAAACACGAAATGCACGATCTTGCAGATAGTGCATTGGCTTTATTTAATGAATTTAAAAGAAGCGGGAATATCACTGAGTATTGGGTTCAGCAACGCCTAAAGCCATTGCTTATGGAGTTGAACTCATATGCTACTTCAGTTGAAGTATATGAAAGCGATTGCAATTTTAGTGGTGTTGTTCTAAAAGAAGAGTACCAGGGATATGTTTCGGTTAATTGTCCAAAATGCGACAAAGATTATGAATACAAACTGTCTAAGTATGATGGTGAATAGCGTATATTAAAATTCGCTAATAAATTGAGTAAAAGATTGTTGGTGTTTCATTATATAAACGATTATCTGATGTTTTACATCGGGAAGGAAAAGTTATGAATAGCATTAAAGTACATAGTGTTAAAAATTTAAGAGGAGGGTATTTTACTCCTGAAACTATAGATAAAAGCTTTATAACTCAAGATGGAAATCTTGGAGTTAATGTTAAAGATCATCATGATCGTTTGAGTCCACTATTGGATGGTCAAATGTATTTTAACTATCAATTGAACGAATATGTTTATGATGGGGTTAAAGCTTTGTTCTGGAATGAATGCCAGAAAATAGCGCATGGTTGGGGTTATGATTATGTTGAAAGTTCTGGCAGGAGTGGAGGTTGGGCTTGCCCCATGCATTTGTATTCTGATGGGTCAAGCACTAAGTTTTATTATGTTAAATGTCCAGAGAGTAATGGTCAAAGTAATATGACAGTTTCAGATTCTATTTTAATTGAAAGATTCAATGGATTCGCAGGGTATGTAAAAAAACTACTAATTTTAGTAAAATCAGAAATTACACATATAACAAATATAGATGAATTCTTTGAATTCAAGAAGGAGATGCAGGGGTTATGAGTAAAGAATTAAGTTGTAAAGAGCGTATTGAAGATCATTACATGAGAACTGAAGAATACATTGATCTTATGTTCAAGGTATTAGATGATTATTCATTTGATGAAGATGATGAGGATGATAAGAAGTTATTGCAAGAAATTGAAGATGACGGTATTGATGAAGGAACAATTCATGAATATGCTGCAGGTTCAACTATGAAAAGACTTCTGACAATTGAATTGAGTGGTGGTGGACCAGCTTCATATATAGAAGCAATTATAGATGAAGATGGAGTTGTTGAAAAAGCAACATATCACTTCACAGATTGGTGGGATTGTGCAGAAAGAAAAATTCATGATGATTCAGCAATGTTTAGGTATGTTCAATGGGAAGCGGAAAGGTACATGCAATGACTCAAGAATTTCTTGAAAGAACAGATACAGCAGGAAATATTGTATACACAACTAAAACAGGAGAAAAAATAAATATGGAACCAGTAGAAACAAAGAATAAGGATGTCGTTGCAACAATGACATTCCCAGCAGAACAGTTAATTGAAATGTTTAAAGACTACACAATGACTGGGGAAGATGTTGAGGAATTGATTGCAGGTTACGACTTTGAAGATGTAATTGAATCAGCAGTTAGCGATATTGACTGGAATGATAAGGTTACAGATGTCCTTAGCGATATCATGGTAGAAGATTATCTAGATATGGATAACATTTCAAATACTGTAATTGAAAACATTGATTATCGTGATATTGCTCGTGAAGTCAAAGATCATTTAGATCCAGTTGATGCTATGTCATTGGCTGAGGAATTGCTTTCATCTTTTGATTACACATCGCCTTGTCATGTTGGTGATTTATTTATTAAATCAGTAGAGTCAATTATTGAAGGCTACATGAAAAAGCAAACAGAAGGTATTGTTCAACCGATTACTGTTCAGGATAATGTACAGGTTCTTCGTTCATTTACGATTCTAGAAATCAATGAAGTTCTAGATGCGCTCCAATATACTGAATACAATAAGAGTCGTATTCTCACATCACTATCACTAAAATAGAAGGGGTAAAGAATGTCAAAGTACATCAAAATTTCTAATCAATCGGAGAATGTTAGTCGGATAGCTCTAGAAAAACTAGGGCTATCTACTAAACGAAATGATCCAGATACGATTGGGCAATTCGGTTCAGGTATTAAATATGCTCCGATTGCAGCTTTGCGTATGGGATTAGATTGGATTTTTACTGGTCAAGATGAAAAGGGTCAGTATATCCTTAAGTATAAGGTTGAGAAGGAAGATGGAATTGACTGTATCGTTTATGATTATGGTGATTACAAGAAATCATCTTCGTTTACAGTTGATGCTGGCGTATTGAGTTGGGAAGATGAATTTCAAGTATATAGAGAGGCAATTGCAAATGCTATGGATGAAGCTAAGACTTCAGGAACGACATGGAGTCGTGAAATAGTTGATGAAAAAGATGTTGTTCCTAACTTGAATCAGTTTTCTGTTTACATTACAGCATCACCTAATATGATGGAAATCTATAACGATCATGATGGGTATTTTCTTGAAAATCGTACACCGTTATTTGAAAATAAATCAGGTCATCACAAGATTGCCTTTTACAAACCTCATAACAGATATGTTCATGTTTATCATAAGCAAGTTATGGTTTATGAAAATGAAGATTACACATCAATCTTTGACTATGAGATTCAGAATATCAAACTGAATGAGATGCGAACAGTAGCAGATGAATGGACAATGAATTATAGAATTGCCCAGGCTATTTGTGAATGTAATGATGTTTCAATCATTAAGATGTTTATTCAGTCAGCAAATTCTAATAAGAATTATGTTGAGTTTGAATTTACTGGTACAGCGCATGATGTAGATAAGAATTGGTATGAAGCCTGGGAAGAGCTTTATGGTGGGGATTGTATTATGATTACACCTGAGCAATCTCTAAATCAAGCATATGTATCTTTCATTAAAGAAAAAGGTCTTGAATCAAAGATGGTTAGTTCTAGCTTTTTCTTTTGGGTATTGAAGAAGGCTGGAGTTCAAACAATTGATGATATTGCTGGAGATTCAATCAACTATGATATTGACCAAGATATTAGTCAGTATCCAAAGTTGATCAAAGCAATTGAGATTGCAGCAAGATTTGAGCCAGGCTTATTGCAATTGGAAAAACCAATTGCTTGCTTTTTGCCTAAACAAAAAGATCATTACTTGGGAGTTGTAATAAATCCAAACACAGATGACAAACAGATTTTGATTGACAGAAATCATGCGCTTAATGGTGAGCTAAATGAAATAGTAGCAACTGTTATTCATGAATATGATCACTATGAAACTGGATATACTGATGGTGATATAGCTGGCAGAAGCTTTAGAGATTTGGCTGACAGAAGAATTGGAAAAATGATGTGTGAATTTTATCGCCCTGAGTTGATTCAGGTTGGTAAAGATGGTATCTATATTCCAATAGAAAGTGTTTCTGAATTGGGTGGTATTCAATATAACATTGAGTGGTCTAGACCGCTAGAGTGTTATATAATGTCAATCGGTAAAAGAGCTTATAAAATCTATTCTCACGGATTAGATACTGGAATTGGATGTGCGATTGCAATTGATAATGGCACACGGTTCTTTATTGAAATACCTGAAGATTTTACTATTAGTATTATTCACTAAGGAGAGCAATGCCAAAATTTGGTAATTATTTTGTTGTAGAGTTCAGATTGCCTATTCAGGTAGATACTGTTAATACTGTTAAAGAGGCTTTAAGTATTGCTGGTCAAATATGTAAAGATCAGCATGGATTTAAGCCAGATAATTGGTATGCAAGAATATTTGAATACACAACTGGATCTAATGAAATAGGTCATGTTAGAGAACATTTTTATAATCCGCATTCAGCTACGCATAGAGAGATAACAAAGAATGTGGAATATTTCAATGAATTGGTTCATAAAGGGCTAACTTTAGATGATAAAAAAAATAAGAGCAAGATAATTAAAACTCTTCTTGAGGAAAGTTAGCAAACAAAAAATCATTAATATCGTAATGAAAGTGCGAGGTTTTATACATGTCAATATTTGAATCAATACTTTGGATAATTTGGATGTGCTTTTTGGCAACTATATTTGCTATTATCATCATACCATTAGCAATTATATTGTTTCCTCTTTATATCATAGGGGTGATTGCTGTTCTGCTTGCTTGATAGTTTTTATTTTAAATCAATCTGTGATATGATAGAAGGATATTGTTTTTCATGTATCACAAACAATTAGGAGTTTTATGAGAGAAGAGTTGAGTGTGAACGATGAATTATATAGCGATATAGCATTTCAAATGTTTGCAGCTTATATGAATCCAAATGGTTCAATGATAAATGAGTTAATGGAATCGTATTCATTTACAAATGAAGATGACCCAACATTTATGCCTGGAGTAATATTTGGTTGCATGATGCATATGGCTATACTTTTATCTTCTATTGCAAGTGTGACTGATTCATCAGTTTCAGATGCGTTTTCATCTTATGCAGAAATGTATAATTTGGAAGTCAGAGAACAAATGGCTAAGATACCAGGTATGCATCAAGCATTTGCAAAATCTGTATATGAGAAATTGAAGCAAGAAGAATCTTAAAAAAAGCTAATATTGATACACTGTTTCAATTCATTATTAAATATTTTTATACTCATGGAGGTATATTTATAAAATAAAACCTACTGTAAAGCGAGCGAGCAAATTTGTAGATTGCCCTCGTTTTGCATCTAAAGCTATGCTAATGCGAACTAATCGCAAAACCTAAACTGTGGAGGCAAAATGAAGACAAAAAGTTCTTTAATAGGTATAATTATAAGTATGTATATAGGAATCGTAGGCACAATAGCTTACGCTTCTAGTGGTGAAATGAATGTTGTTAATACAAATTCATATTCAGTAGTTATTGATTTAGTTGAGTTAAACACTCAGCCAATGGCTATTGATAGACCTGATTGGTTGGATCATAGAGTGCCTGCGGATAAGAATAAGCGTTGTCCTCAATTTCATTCTAAATTCAAAGAATACAAATTACCTGTGCAGGTATTTTCGTATATTGCTTGGAGAGAAAGTGGATGTAATCCAAAAGCAATAAATGCAAAATTTGATGCAAATGGTAAAGTAACTTGGACATTAAATAAGAATGGTTCAATTGATAGAGGATTACTGCAAATAAATAGCTCATGGCAAACAGTAACTAAAAATGTTTGCGGTACAGATTTGAATGGTCTATTAGAATTAGATTGCAACTTAAGCGTTGCAAAATATATCATGGACAATTCAAAAGGTAAGCTACTAAACTGGAAAATATCTAACTAATAGAAAGGGTATCTTATGGGATACTATGTAGATGCAACAGAAGTAAATATCTTTATTCCTAAAGATAAGTTTGTGGATTGCTATGAAGCAATGTGTAAGCTTAATGATAGGGATGACCTAAAAAGTGGTGGTGGTTGGAACTCTGAAGGTGTAAGTTACGATTCACCAAGACCTGAAGGTATGAATTATCATCCAGCTAAATGGTTTAGTTGGATGGATGCTAATTATCCAGAAACATGTAAGAATATGGAAGATATCTTGCATGAACTTGGGTTTGAAAATATTAAATACAATGACAATGGCGATTTAGTTGGTCTAGGTTATAGTTCCAAGATTGGCTCTGAAGAGTATTTCTTTCAATCAATCGCTAAGTTTATAAAAACTGGAAGCTATATAAATTGGAGCGGTGAAGACAATAGCTTATGGCAATGGTATTTTGATGGTGAAGAGCTATTGACTAAAACTGCAACTATAAGTTGGGAATGAATATACTCAATTTTAGTATAGATTGGTTAAAAGATTGTTGGTGTTCCTTTATGCAAAAGATTATCTGATCTTTTACGCTGAAGGAACATCAACTTAAGTTTTGGTATTAGAAACAGAATAGTAATTCTAGTGGGAACGGTTTTACTATTCTGGTATAGCCTTTGTATAAGGTTATATTCTAATACCAATTTTTTAATATCAGGAAATGCTATTCTTTTTGGTCATTGTAATAGTATGTATAATCCTCATATCTGATTATACTCTGATATTAAAAACAGGTTTGGTTAAAGCCTGGAAAAAACTATTTGTCTAACATATGCAAAAGCCGAGTTTAACCAATATGTTTATGTATCCGTAGCTCAATTGGATAGAGCAAAACACTTCTAATGTTTAGGTTATAGGTTCAAGTCCTGTCGGATACGCTAAGAGTTAAGCTAAGCCCAACCTTTCGGGTTAAGGAAAATATGCATTTGCCTGTCCTTTGTTGATTAGGAAATGTTAAATATGGAGTAGGTTGTTCATTGAAACTTCATAAATGTTTTCTGCTTAACTCTTTTTGTCATATATAAACACAAGTAGAGGAGACTCATAAAGATGAAAGCAATACTAATTAAAGAAAATAATGAAATAGAAATGATTTATACAGATACAAAAATGACACTTAAAGAACTACAAGAAAAGGTAGATGGCTATATTGAATGGGTTACGATTGACTCTAGCAATAGCACTGGTTATTATGTTAATGAAGAAGGTAAATTCAATAAGGGAATGAATGAACTTGCTAGTAAGTGGTGGTATTGGAATATTCTCAAGAAAAGAGACAGCCTAAAAGGAATTGATGATTTCATTTCAGGTGATGTTATTTATACAAAAACAGATGATGAAGGAGATCAATGTTCATTAACAGATGATGAAATCAAGGATTTTGAAGCATTTGTATTCGCATTTAAAGTAATGACACAGAAAGAAGAGAACAACTAAATGACAGATATCAGCAATTACGCAGCGTTATTTTATAAGAATAAAAATGTCGTAGGTGTTAGCACCTTTGATTCAACAAAAGAAGAAGCCAGGAACATAGTTAACTTATTGTCTAGTGCTTACGGTGATTATTTACCAAATCGTGGTGATTATGACGGGGTTAGCTTTATAGAAACAAATAGTATTGACTCCATATTTGATGGAGCAATTAGTTCAATTACAACATTCAACAATGAGGAGAGATAAAATGCCATTAAATTATGATATATCAGATATTGCAATGTATAAGGATAACTTTGACGAAGCGTATACGGAATACACTCAGTTTGGTGATACTTATAAGGATGTAAAACCTTTCCTTAAAGGTTTGATTTTTGCTGGTGGTATGGTTGCACTTGGCTCAATCAATTACAAAAATGTAAGTGAATGGTATGCAAGATTGAAATTGTGTGAAGAAATGTATAGCACATATCTTACAACTGAATATGTTGAAGAAGAAGATACTTACAAAGATAAGCCATTGGAGGCAAAAGAATTGGTTAAGTATATTGGTTTATCAACTAATCATTCAACCATTACAAGAGGTCAATGGATTAAGAATGTAAAGCGTAATCAAACAGTTTCGCTTACAGCTACACAAATGCAATATCGTTTAAAGAAACTAGAAGAACAATTTGAAAAGGAAGTGTTCGCATGATTAAGCCAAGTCAAATAAATATGTATCCTAGGATTTCAGATTGGTGCATAGTTGATCGTGAACAATACAATGAGCGTACTAATTGGGATAACTATGATATTGAAGTTGTGTATTACCAAGCAGATGGTGAATATGATAGCGGAAATTCTAAACATAGAATTATGGGTGCATATTCAAAAGCTGAGATTACCGATAAGCTAAATGGTAATTTTTGGGAAGATGCATTCATTGGAGAAACTGCTGAACAAGATACTAGAAGATGGGTTAATGATATTGTTAGCAGTATTAGATATGGAAAGGATAAGTAATCATGAATATAGAATTGAAGACTGATTATGATGTATTTAACTATGTTAAAGAACATCTTTTAAATCAAAATCAAAGATCATTAGATCCTTGGTCATTACAATGTCAATATCGTTCACAAACAGAAGACGGTAAAGTATTGATGTGCGCCGTTGGTTGTCTAATAGATGAAGATCTTTATTCAGAAAAGATTGAGAATCTTTCTGCGAGTAATGAAGATGTTATGAAAGCTATTAGAGGTTCAATTACTACTTGGAAAGTAAATAGCGATATGTTAGGTGAATTGCAAAATATTCATGATGAATATGAACCAGACAGCTGGTCTTTAAAATTAGAATACTTTGAAAGTTACTTTAATGAAGACAATGAATATATACAGGCAGGTTAAATTATGAAAATACTAAAGATAACACGAATAGGTTTGTGGTTGCTTGTGTTCCCTGTGTGGATAAATACATATATATCACCAAAAAATGATATGTATTTTTGGTTTTTCTTACTATTAGCAATAGTTTTTCATTGTTTTGAACACGGCTTCAGTGATTCTATTTTACCCAGTATAAAAAATGGAATAAAAAATATTTCTATTGTATTTGGCGTAATCCTCTTCTGGGTTATGTATCTAGTCATTAGCACCAGAATTAATAATTCTGGTAATAATGATTGCGTTGAATATTATTCTGGATATGAAACTGGTTGGTCTGATGTTTGTGTTGCTTATGAAGCATCGGGTAAAAATATAAATATTCTTAAAGTCTCAACGGAATATGGAGGATTAAATCATGGCATTAATATATAATTACATCTTAGGTTATGATACTACTGACAATACTTGGTTTCATAATGTTGAAGCTGAGTCTGATTTTATGGATGGTAAAACAGTATTCAATACTAAATATGAAGAGTATATAAGTGAATATCAAGGTGACGGTATCTATTTATCAGATGCCGAGCGATTGGTTGAATCATTTAATGAATCTGTTGAAATCTTAAATCAGAAAGAAATAGAAGCGGTTGCAAAAAAACTGATTGCATTTCATGAAGCTGTTGAAAGGATATACAATCGTGATGGGGATTAAGCATGGAGATATCCATAGAAAAGAACATCACTTTATTGTAAAAGCATGGCTTGATAAAGATGACAAGATTAACTTTGATTTAGATCTTGAAAATGTTGAAGTATTTTATCCAACCCCAGTTTTCAATATGGGTACGGGTGAGTGGATCAAATTAGATAACGAAAAGATTATGGCAACAGATACAAGAATGTTACAACTACTACAGGAAAAATTGGAGATAACTAATGGCAACTAAAAAGGCTGCAGTAAAGCTAGACAAAAAGACAGAACAAGAGCAATTGATTCAAGGAGCTATTAACGGAAATTATAGCCTATTGATTCCTTGTAAGGGTGCGCAATTTGTTTATGTAAGAAACCCTATTACAGGTAAGATTGCTCATTTTGAAACAAACAAACCTGAGTTTGTCTCCTGTGTAAAAGAATTGGCAGATCTTGGGCTTAATGATAAGTTGGAAAAAGACCTCCTTGATTTGGGTGCGCTCAGTGATGAGAAATGGCTTCAGGTTTTGGATTTCCTAAGAGTACAGGAAGCGTTACTATTCTGATATGACAACGGTAAAAGAAGCAATCAAGATGCTAAATGATTATTTAGACCAGGATGAAGAAATTTGTATTGCATGGTGGGCTAAAGAGTTATTTGAAGACATGGATGCAAAAGTAACTAATGAGTCATGGGAAAAGGTAGTTATGGAGTTTGACGATATGACTGAGTATTACCAGGGTTTAATATACAACATGATAGTAGAAACTATAACTGAGTATGATGGATGGATTGAGAATGAATAAAATAAATGGAGATAAGTTACGCAATAAGTTAGAAAAGCTTTTGCCTAATTGTTCTTTTGATGAAGATAATGAAGGTCAAGTTATTATTTATACAAACCTAAAAGAAACAGCAAACGGAAACTACAAGGAGATGAGATGAATAAGCAAAATCTACAAAGAGTAATTGATGCCATTAAGTTTGATGGACAAAAGAAATTTAATATGGCTGCCTTTATTGGTAAGCTAAGTGATGATAGAAATGAAGAATATATATTTGAAGATGGTGAGTTGGCAAGTAAATATAATGTAAATAGAGTTCTTCGTATTGAAGAAGGTACAAATATCTTTAATTGTACATCAATGGGTTGTATTGCAGGATTTGCTACAGCAATAGCAAATGAATGGAAAGCGCCTAAGTGGTTGACAATTGATGATCATTCAGCTCAGCTTCAAGGTTTTGAAAGCACATCAAATGAATTTTTAGGTTTCACATATCAAGAGGGTAGAAATCTTTATTATGGTGATGGTGCTTCTATTTGGAAATGGTTGATGTATATGGAGTCAGATAAATATTCTGATTTGCGAGTAGAAGAGTATGGATCATTAGAAGAGGCTGATGAATATGGTATGGAATGGGATAACCCAGATCTTATGATTGATTTTACGACTATTGATTACCTTACAGCAATAGATGTATTAACAAGAATTCTAAATGAAGAAATTTGTTTAGCTGATATGGATGGTGAACCGTATTACATTAAGAAAGAAGCGGTAGTATCGTGATCCATAAATATAATCATTACTGGAGAAGCATGGTAAAAGATGCTTTAGGTTGTGATGATGATTATGCCGATATTCTTTTGAATTATCAGCATACTGTGTCTAACGGTATAGATTCATCTGAAGCTACCACTGCTGAATTGAATAAATATTGGAAATATATTCACGCCGAGTATCAATCCGATATAAAAGCTTAATCTTTGTTAAACACCCCAGGTAGGTATATCTGGGGTGTTTAACCTTTAAAAACGAAAATAGAGCCAAATAGAGCTAAATGGAGGCATTTTAATATGACTATGCAATTGAGTGATTTAGAAAATGACATGCAAGTGATGGATTATATTGTTTCAAACCTTTTGATACAGGGTGAGAAATCACAAGAGAGTGTATTTGATTATGAAACTGAAACATGGGATAGCAGTGGAGATTGCGTTTATCGTGGTTTTATAAGAGATGATCAAGGTACGATTATTGACACACTTAAATGTGCCGTTGGTCATATCATTGATGATGATGTTTATGATGACCATTTAGAATCACAAACTATTGATAATCCAAGTGTGATTGATGCTGTAAGAACATCTTGTGAAAATTGGGAGATTACAGATAACTCATTGGGTATGTTACTTATCCTACAAAGGATTCACGATATGATTGACCCTAAGAATTGGGAAGAGAATTTTGTTTATGTCAGGAAAGAAATTCTAGATGAATTTGATGGTAGATCATTAGTGAGTTTAGAGTCAGCTAGACCTTATGTTCAGACATTGACCAGGTTCAAAGATGACCTAAAACTAGGGGAAAAAGAGATGGGAATGTATCCTAAGGTAGAGCTATAATTATCATTAGGAAAAACTAATATATCAACAATATTTTTATCATATATAAAAGGGAACAAATGGCATATAGTCCAGAGTCAAGGAAAGTGAAATACGAAAAGAAAAAAGCTTTGATGAAGGTTGATCCTGAAGCTCGTCTTGCGATAAATCGTAAGAGAAATGAATCAAGAAAAACCAGAGTTATCAAGAAATTATCAGAAATTGGTTTTGATGTTTCAAAGCTAAATACTGGTATTTGTTGTTATGTTAATTGTGCGACTAAACTAAGTAGGTATAATCAAGACTATTGCTGCGGTTCGCATCAAGCTAAGGTTATGAGAGATGGGTTTAGTCGTATTATGGAATGCGATAATACATACGGATTGGGGTTTAAAAAGGAGGAGTTTTAATGACATTTGAAATGGTTAGAATTGGGTTAGGAATTATCGGTATCTTTATTATGATTTTATTACTAGGGAGTTAAGTTGAAGACAATATTGGCATTAGGAGTTGGCATGTTTGCTGGCATTCAGTTTCATATTCATGTGGTTAGAAGAGCAATTGAAAAGCATGATCAATACGGAACTCAATGGAAAGAAGAGTATAAATGGAACAGGGAATAACTAAGACAATGGCTATGGATTTAACCCTTGAAGAATTAGAGAAGGGTGTAGAAACTGTTAGAGGTTTCATTGAGGATATGGAACATACCAGGATCGGGGTTGTGATAAAAGATCACCCTGACTTTAGCGAAATCTATAAGATCCTTGATAACCTCAAAGCTCTTGTTCAGCAATGGAAAGAGGATTATCTTGATTAATAGCCAAGAGATGGAATGGGTTATTAGGATACTATCTAAATTAGAAGAAGGCTATGTTGATAGACCAGTATGGCATTATACAGAAGTTAAGAAAATAGTGGAACGAATGAAATTAATTATTGAAAAGGACCAGGTGGCAAAAAATGACTAAGGTTAAATACAAAGCTGATGCAGTGGCTATGGCTCGCATAAATATTGCGGGAGTAAAAGCCCTTCAGGATATAGAAACAGGTACGCTTTATTATGATATTTGTGATGAGTGTGAAATGTTATTAGATGAGAATGAAATGGGGTATGGGCATGAGTGCCAATAGTGTTATGGAATTGTATGGGAACTTCCCTTTGAGTGTTTTAAAAGCTGGGGAAAAGGTTCTGGTTTATTGTAGGAAATGTAATGCAGAATTGGAACTGGATGAGGTTATAGATCATATGGTATCTACGGATGAGAACCCAGGTGGGCATAGTGTTCACTTTACGATTGAGAAGGGATAAGGATATGACTACGGATCTGTTTCTAAAAATGGTTGCCTCATACTTCATGATATTTGGCGGGGTATATCTATTGGTTACTATGATAGAGATACTAGAGGATTACCTCAGAGAAAGGAAACTCATTCATCGTCTGAATAGGATTGAATCTAAGGTAGACCAATTACCTGGAGTAGATCAAGATAAGGAAGATGAATGGTGGACAGCTATTAGATAGGGATTAGCCCTTGAATAGCATACCGTATACCTACCCGTATACCTAAATTGTTGTGAAAAGCGCTCAATAAAGGTGTAGAATCTATTAAATACATAGGTGTTTTATAGTAAAACCATATAAAATAAGGGAAATATACCCTATTTCCTTAGGATTTTTGTATGCGACATAGAATGAGACCCTATATGACCCCCTATAAAGGTTCTGAATACATTAATGTATATATTCCCCAAAAATTAAATGAACATACTCATCAAAACTTTAGTGTGATATATCACAAGGATATTAGTGAAAGATCATGTCCAAGAATTTGTAATTGAAATCGGGGAATGATTAGGTGTGACCAACAGGTTAGGTATCTACTCTAGTACTAGATACAAATTACAATGATGTAATCCCCAAAAATATAAGTTGGGTAAAAGACCCCTCATAAAGGTAAAGGTTTATCTAAAAGCATAGGTAAGCCTTTACCTTTTTATTTATCTCCAGCGGTGTAAGCTTACAGGACTGTAATCTTACAGGGTTGTAACCTTACGCTTCCATAAAGTTAGTATTGAAAATAGGATTAGGATAAAGGTTCTGATTTGGATTAGAAAATACATACTCAATTAGATAAGGAAGTGGTGTAAGTTTACACGGGTGTAATCTTACAAAAATGTAAGATTACACCCGCCCATAACTTACTGGTGTGTAAGCTTACACAAGGGTAAGATAAAAGAAGCCCGCTGCGAACAGCGGGCTTCTCTTACAGGTCTGTAAGTTTGGGGTTACTTACGCAGTACCTGTGGTGTCCCGTCAAGCGACCAAGCAATCGTGACCTTAGTCTTTGCTTGTGCGCCTGCTTGGCGGATGGTTGCCGAGACCCGAGCCTTGTCGGTCTTTGCGGTTGGCTTGGTGACATCCACCTTCATGGATGACACGCGGATGGCTTTGCCCTTGCCCAATTTGGCAATGGCTGTCACCAGTTCGGCAGGTACGGATGACCTACGCCCACGGGGTACGAAATCCATATCCCCTTCGTCAATGAACTCAAAGTCCATAATTACCTCTCCTGTAAGTTTAGACCGCCTAAGCGGTTGTCATTGCGGTATTGCTTTGACAACACTCAGATTAGTCCAAGCCCTAACCCATTGATACTACCTAACCCCGATAAAACCCTTATTGCATATGGGTTTTAGTGATATATCTAACCTTTATCAAGGTTTTGATAACTTACAAGCCAATTCAGAAAACTTACACGGGGCTGCCCATAAAGGTGTTCGGTGTAAACTTACATTGGTATTTGGATTACATAAAGTACATGACTGTAAACTTACATAAACATACTAAACTTAGCTTACATATGTGTAATCTTACAGCGGGTGTAAGTTTAGGAGTGCACTAAACTTACACCCGCCCTCAAGCTCCGTGTAAGTTTACGCTCATGTAAGTTTACTAGAGCGTAAGAAAGCGGTAGCCCGAAGGCTACCGCTCCCTTACAGGCGTGTAAGTTAAGTGTAACTTACACGGAAGTAATTCGGGGGTGAATTACTTCTTTACCAATTGTGGAGTGCCATTGACGCTCCAGCGAATGTGAACCTCACACTTTGCCTGTTTTGCGGCTTGGCGGAGTGTTGCACTGATTCGTGCCTTGTCAGTCTTGAAAGTCTTGGCAGTTGGGTTAACTTGCATGCCTGTAAGTTTAAGAGCCTTGCCCTTACCCAACTTCTGCAATGCGTTCACCAATTCCTGGGGAACGAGACTCTGACGACCACGAGGAACGAATTCCATCGCTGACTCTTCAATTACTTCAAATTCCATTTCCTTGCCTTTCGTTAGTACCAAGCGTTATTGCTTGATAAGAGAAACAATATCGGAACCCAAACACAAACACAAGGTAATCATTTTGTAACAATGTCGGGAAACTCAATGCCCATATGAGATATATCAGAGGGAATGTTACAGTCTGGTTACAGATACCCTTTTCCCTAAACTTACAGCAACTTTTGATAACTTACACAACCTATTCCTTAACTTACAGGTGCGTTAGTTTGCGGGCTCCATAAAGTACATGCGTGTTCTCTTACACAAGTGTTAGTTTTCTCACATCATAAAGATATGTTCAGTTAACTTACAACCATGTACTAAATCTTAACTTACAACGGTGCAAACTTACACAGGTGTAACTTTTGCAGGGCATAAAAGTTACACCTGCCTGTAAACTTACAGCTGTGTAAGTTTAGACAGGCAAAGAAAAACCCCCGCTTTTGGCGGGGGCTTATCTTACTTGCTTGTAAGTTTACTCTCTTTCCATATACCACGCTAACGCTACTGGCAAGATTATCCATGACCAAAGAATAAGGACACCGTAGATTATTTTTAGTATGTTCATTATTACACTCCTGTAAGTTTAGAATTCATTGTTTATCCTCTAGGTTCGTAATGAAAGTAGTCTTCTTCGTACACATCTTCACAGTAACTAGGTGCGATTTCACAACGACTGGTGTTCGGTTCTCGGAAAGTCACAGAAACAAATGCACTTATCCAAAGAATAATAACGAAAATAAGAAATGAATTCTCTTTCAAGGTTTCCTTCCATTGACCTTCTCTGAAAAGCGGGGTATATTTTCTCATATCACTATTTGCCTTTCCGTGTAAGTTTGCGGTTGTGTAACTTTAGTCAGCAAGAATATCTTCGGGTAGTTCATCTGTAATGTCTCGGTCATCTGCGTCATCTAGATCATCATCTAGAATTTGTGCAAAAATTACACTCATGTCAGGTTCGTCTTCATCGTGCTTGCCATTCCATGTTGAATTGGAATTTTTGATAGAGCGCAAAATTTTGCCTAGTTCCTCAACGCTATTGGCATAGTACAGATAACTATCTGCCCATTCTGCATCGCCTTGCTCAAATTGCCAGGATACTTCGTAAGTGTTCATTGTAAGTTTTCTCCCGTGTTAGTTTTGGGTCTCGCCCAAAGTTGATGAATATGAATGTTCGCTATCTTCAATTTGTGTCGTGGTGTTCAGTATCCCGCAATATTTACAAGTTGCGTGTATTTGAGTGATCGTATATTTCCCGTGTTGTGTCTCGGTTGTATCTGTACCAATGAACATATATTCATGCGGTAGATCATCTCGGTAATTTATGCGGTTCCTAATCTTACAGGTTAGGTAGGACATGGTGTAAGTTTTGCCTTTCGTTTAGGTGCGACTTGTTTCGCTACGCTCAACCCTACCCCATGCCCAACCCAATTGCAAGCATTAGATTTCGGGCTAATTTGACCCTATTCCAGACCTTGTGTAAGTTATCCCCTAAATACATTCTCATAAAGTTACATAGCTGTAAACTTACATACAAAATGTACACTAAACATAAAGTCTCAACGGTGTAAACTTACATGGGCGTAAGGTTGTTAGCGAAGCACCTTACGCCCACCCAGAAGGTTCCCTGGAAGCCCCTCATAAAGTTTTCTTCGTGTAATCTTACACGGCTGTAAGAGGCTCCTGATGCGTCTGGTGAGTTTTTGGGTTTGGGTTTGGTGTAAGTTTTGTGACATTCTTTAGGTTATTTTGTAACTAAATTGTCATCAAATTGTAACGCTATTTTTGAGTTGTTTTCTCATATTGGGTGTAGTCTTACATCAGTGCCAAACGGGGCACACTTACAGAAAGGCAAGGACATGGCAACAAAGCAAACGCCAAAGCAACGGGCTAGTGCGCTCATTGCAAAGATGGCAAAGCACAATACAAAGGCAAGCAAAGCAAGGGTAAGACAGTATGCAGACCATACCGAACTTGCAATTGCAATGTACAAGGCATACGACATGCCAAAACTTCCACTAGGTGACAATGCTCGCATGCATGCGCTCACTCATGGCGTAAGTGTTTTGCAGTATGAAGTATGCGCTCGCAAGTCAAAACTAAATGAAAAAGGCGTTATGCGCCCAGAGTTGGCAGTGCTTGCAATTATGCTCTCACTTGTAGAGTTTGATGCAAAGCTTGCAAATGTTGGGTATGCACGATATGCCGTAAATGGTACAACACTTGCAAGTGATGAGAGTAACCCAGACGCTTACAAAGTTTTGTTGTATCGCAAGTAAACAAAACAAAAAGCAAAAAGGTACGGGGCAGAGATGCCCCGTATTTTTTTTGTATGCACTGTTGCATAAACACAACACTGTTGTTGTGAATTGGTAACACTGTTGTTGCGATAAAGCAACATTGCGATTACATTTATGTACTAAAAATGGTACATGTACCATGTATGCCTCGGCGGGTGCGTCTGCTACCTGCGTGTGCAGCTCCACCCGCCTGAAAACTTACATGGATGTAAGTTCCTTTCTTGTAAACTTACACTCATGTAAAAGCATCATAAAAACATTCACTAAAGATACGGAGTGTACCGTCTATGGTGGGCATGGTGTAAAGGAGAGAACCCCCCGATTTCTCAGGGGGTTCTTTTTGGATGGAGATTATTTTCTATTGTTTAGGTCTAACCATGTTTTGGACATAGTGACATCTTTTATGGCTTTATTGTAGCCTGCCTCGTATGCGAACCATACGATTACTGATGTCACCATGAGGAACATGGTGAACAGTCCGAACCAATTCATACGAGCCCCCATACTTGTAGCCATGTCTGCATGATGGTCTCGGCTTGTGCCTCATTGACACATGGCATGGTGAATAAGTGACTGTCTGAACTATCACCCGTTGGGCTGGCGACCCATATGGTGAGGATATGTCCTGTCTGTACTACCGCTACGGGCATGCCCTTCATGCGGATATTTGGTCTTGTCTGTGTATTCATTGGTATTCTCCTTGTTGTTGGTTGTTTATAAAGGTGCTGTAATCATTCACTAAAGAGACTGTATGGGGGCTCTATGGTTGGGAGGGGGTTTTGGGGAGAGGATTTCTCCCCTCCCCAACGGTCTACATCTTGTAGAGGTACACCGCATTGATCATTGGGTGATTGGGTTCGGCTTGGGCGGTGTTGCTGTCCAATACCCGAACATATCCGATTTTTTCGGCGTAGGTGCTAATCATTGCTAACACCGCCAATTTCTCACGGACAACATTTTCACAGCGACTACCTACCCTGTCCGCAATGGTGTTCACGAACACTACGGGCATATTGTTATCGGCACACCAACGCCTACGGGCTTCACCGTTGGTTCGTAGTGTTGGGTGTGGACATTTTTTCGTAGCCTTGGCGGTGTTGTCAATCATTGACCAAAACGCTTCCAATTTGTGAACCTTGGATTTTCCCTTCACTGTCTCTACCGCTTGGGTAGCGATTGGGCGGTGTTGATTTTTTCCCGCTTGAATGTTGTATTTCTCTACCGCCTTGGCGGTGCTTATCTTGGTTGCCATGTTCCTTATCTCCTATCGGAAATCGTTCGTTCATCCCGATAACTAAAGCATAGTTCAATGGCTAACCAATTCAAGCACCCAACGAATAACCCAATCCTATAAAACCCTTATGGAATAAGGCTTAGATAATGACGGAAAAAAAATCCGCATAATGACCAAGAAAAAATCCGCATAATGACCAATTTCGGACTAGACCCCATTGACCCTACCGAACATAGGTTCGCCCACCCCTCCTGAGAGATGCATAACACTCTTGGAATATATACTCAATTTTTCTAAAAAATGGCGTGGGCGGGAAATGGGCGGGAGTTGGTTTAAAATGCGGGAGAATAGAAAAGAGACCGCTTTGCGGGCGGTCTCTCTTTCTTCTCAGTGTGTTAACATCCTTGCGGATGGTTACTATAACGGTCCTAAGATAGCGAAATTCGTTCTGCTCTGGTGATAGTGCAGATCACGATTGCCGCTTGACACTTTTAGGGTGCCATAAGTATTATATCACTTCTTAGAGTTACGGTAAAATCCACTGCCTTTGAGTTCTATCATCGGCGGGGAATAGATTTGTTTTAGCGTAGCGTTGCATTCGGGGCAAACATCTGTTTTACTATCTTCCAGAATGGATCTAAACTCTTCATGAGTATGCCCATTAGAACAGCGATAGTTGTATTGTGGCATGTTCCCATTATAGCGTAAGAATGGTATACTTCCTATTGTGAGAGTTTGGATTGATCAAGACTTATGTACTGGAGATGGTCTGTGCGCCGAGATAGCACCCGATGTGTTTACGATGATGCCCGATGGTTTAGCATATGTACGAGAAGGAGACAAAATATTTGCTTCCTCTGTGGGAAACCCCGAAGGCGCAGCTGGCTTAGCTTCTTTTGCCGATGATCGGCTGGAAGATGTCATTGAAGCCGCCGAGGAATGCCCTGGCGAGTGTATTTTCATTGAACCTTAAACTCACAAACAAAAGCAGGTAAGGTTTGGTTCTTAGTACTTTCGGAGCCACCGTGGTATAATGTAAAGATGTACGAATATCGTGTGAAGAAGGTTTTGAAGATTGTTGACGGAGATACAATTGATGTGGACATTGATTTGGGGTTTGACATCTCCTATACGCAAAGAGTTAGACTGGCGGGAATTGATACCCCTGAATCTCGCACAAAAGACGCACGAGAGAAGGTTCTGGGGCTTGAGGTAAAAGAGAAGCTCAAGAAATCAATTGATGCCGCCAAAGATGTAGTGATCAAAACAGAAAAGCCAGACAGCTCGGAAAAGTACGGGCGCATTCTGGGTTGGGTATATCTTGATGGGGCTGCCAAGTCAATCAACGAACAACTCATTGAAGAAGGTTATGCCTGGGGATACATGGGCGAAACCAAGATCAAAGACTTTGACGCTCTGCTCGCTAAGCGAGAATCCTTTTCCAAGAAGAAGTAGTCACTCGTCAAAAGACTTGCGAAAGCTATTGCGAACTCTATGCCTGGTAAGGGATTTCTGACGATGCCTTTGGCTTAGTCCGATTTTTGCCACCCACCACAATAAGATTAATCCAAGAATGTAATATGCCATATCCGCTAAGAATAGCAGGCATAATTCAAATAACCACCATATCCAAAAAAAATAATTCATCTGTATGTTTGGAAGTCAATATTGACAACCATCCTAAACGGAGAGCGAACGGGATTTGAAGCGGCATGGATGTTGCTACCGTCAAAGATGATAGCTCGCCCTGGCTTTGGATATACGGTGTCTTGGAGCTCGTGTGCTTCGTTAAAAAAGTAAGTTGGTCCATCTGAGTCATTTATGTAATATAGAAGAACTTTGTGGTCAACGGGCTCGCCATTATCGTACTCTAAATCAACATGAGGAACTTGAGGCTCATAGTGCATCATCGGGGGGTAAGGGGAAGTAACATTAACTTTAGCCCGCAATAGGTTGATATTTCCAAACTTATCTGCTAGATTACCTACAAGCTTCTGGATTGCTGGTAGATGAGTTGAGGCAATATCTGATTCCGACTCATACAGGTGATGAGACATCTGCATTGGTGCATGTGACCACTTAGCATCTTCGTGGTAAATATGGCTGCGATAGAAGCGGTAAGGAACTTTAGGATTAGTAAAGTAATCGTAAAGATACGACTGTTCTTCTATAGGTACATAGTTATCAATAATAAACATGGCTGGCGAGGTAGGGCTTGAACCTACGACCCAGGGATTAACAGTCCCTTGCTCTGCCAACTGAGCTACTCGCCATTGTATTACTTAATTAATAGTATAGCAATTGTAATTGCATGAAGTGTGAAATACACTGCATGTGTAATCTTATCTTGTTTTGACATTGTTCACCCCCATCTATTCAGAAACGATGTCGTAATCGTATCTGTCGTCATCTGATGTTACCCATTTATCTCCATCTTCCACATCCCAAACTTTTGTATTGATCAATCTTTCAATCAATCTTTCGTCTTTCTTTGTTGTGTAAGAAGGATCCCATAGCCTAACTCTGTTATTTGGCTGGATGGCAAAGTTACCATCTTTTCTTTTTATCACATGACCACACTTGTGCTGACCTGGATTAATTGAATATCCAGTATTTATAATATTTGAATCAGGAGTATGCCAGTCCAATGTGAACATATATTTGCCATCAACTTTATTCTTACGCCTGTCAAGATAGGTCATAGACATACCACGCATGTGTTCAAAAGTTGTCACTGCGATATGAGAAGAAAAACTATTCCACATAACCAAATCATGCAGGTCAACCTCAGGGCTGTCTAGGGATGAGCAAAAAGCATTTATTGGAGCTCTCCACCAAACACCACCATCTTCCATTAAGAAATGAAACACAGGTGCTCTATCTGGTATTGACGCTACCCCAAAAATTACACATGGGAATTTAATATCATGACTATCAACTTGATTTCTCAAGAAGTTACCACGCACATAGCATTCAATTGGTGGAATATTCGCATTTAGTTCTGGCATATTGCATTGCTCCTTTTTTAGAGCCCCCTCTCGGACTTGAACCGAGGACCGCTTCATTACAAGTGAAGTGCTCTACCGCTGAGCTAAAGGGGCGTTATTTATATTCTATTTTACTTGATAAAGCATACTTTACGATTCCAAAATTGGCATTAGCAATATCTGCTGCGACAAGTGTATATTCATATAGTATATTATCAATTCTTCTTCTATTGTACGCTGAGTGATATTCAATCAAATAAACATCTGGTTTAATAACCATGTTTTCTAGTATCTCAATCTCAGCACCTTCGGTATCAATTTTCACAATATCTGCTTTTGGCAACAAACTTGCTGCTACAACAGAAACATCCTCACCTTCTTCAACCTGCTCAGCGCCATGCTGAAAACTACACTCACCAACATTGTGAGCTCCATAATGCATTCTTCTTTGTTCTGTCTTTGAACCTATTGCAAGATTCATAACCATGATATTATCAAGATTTTTTGTATTTAATTTTAAAAACTCAAAATTTTTTTTAATTGGTTCATATGAATAAATTTTTGAGTTCTTCCATCTTTGATTAGCCCATAAACAAAATCCACCAACATTACCACCGATGTCTAGAATCACTGGATTCTCTTTTTCATACGGAATGTCGTACTCCCCCTTGAATATTTTTTCAATATGGGGAATCATATTGTTTGGAACTTCCATCTTATATCTTTCTTTTTACTTGTTTCTTAGCAGTCTTCTTTGCCGCTTTCTTTTTAGCTCTTGGTTTTGGCATATCTGGAACTGGCATCCACTTACCCATTGACTCGGCAAGGCTATCAATGATTCGTTCATTTTCATATTCAATAAGAGAAATAATCATCTTATGAACTGCTTTTGCTTTTGCATCATCTGGATCTGGCTTAAGAACCTCATGCACCGCTTCTTCCAGAACAGCCAGGTGACAGTGAAGCAATTCATGAACAATAGTTGCACGAATATCTTCTGGAGTGTCCTTTCTGAAGTCTTTGTGTAGATACATCTTCGCTAGATGTTGACCATGAATAACCTCTGTTTCTCCAAGAGCATCAGCACTGGATGGCTTTGCTTGCATCATGATTGTCCAATTAGAAAGCCCCATCATATTTTTAAGCTTATTCACATAACGAATAACCCAGGCATCCATCTCTTCAACTTTTGCAGGTTGTCTTGCCATCTTATATACCACAGTTGTCCTCCACGGCTTTTCTTTCTTCATCATCTGCAAATAGGCGAACAGCGTAGATACATGGATCCCCACCCTCTTCCCATTCCACATCTTCATCATGCGTGGTTGGAATACCATCATGCGTTGAACACACTGGTCCACTGATCCAACCATTGCTTATTCCAGTAGCGATCCATCGCTCAAAATTTACTTCCATCGTTCCAAAGAATGGATTAAAATTTTTTTCTGGATCATAAAAATTATCTGTCATTTTTCCTCCATATAACTGTTGATTACAGCATATCCTGTTTTAGAACAGATAGATGTATTTTTAATAGAATCTACTTCTTTTCTCACAACAACTCTCTTTAGCCATCTATCTGTTCCATCATATTTTGCGTCAAAAGATGTTCTTCCGTGAACAGTGACTGAATTATCAATAATGATCAAATCACCAGTTTCTAGAAAAACAGTTTTTTTATTTCTTTCAACTGCATTGTTAAAAACTTTTAAAGCCATTTGAGCTTCGGTAGTAATCCCACTCATAACCGTTCTGTCATATTTCATTGTATATTTCCCATCTGAGTCACAGATTAGAACAGGTAGTTTTATAAAAGTATTTTCTTCTCCATTCAACCTAAAGCTCTCGTCTACGGATGTCTCAAATAAGCTTTGCTTTAAAATATTAATAATTCCAACATGGATATCTTTTAGTATGTCTGATAAATCAGAGTATGTTGTTCCAGCATTCTCATCTCCACGCAAACATAATAAAAGCAGATAGTCTGGAAGATAGGGGTGAAACGCAGCTTCCGTGTGTAGCTCTAGTGTGGTTTTTGATGAAGAAGATATTTGACTCTCTGCAGATTTTTTGATTGGAAAAATATCTTGCACAACCCTTCCATGCTGCTCTTGAAGATACCCAACTGGGTGTCCGTATTTTTCTGCATAAGTAATTATTACCCTATTAGCTTTATCTGTGCCTGGAATAGACTCAATAGTATTTGGTGTTGGAGGAATGTAACCAACATCTAGGTCTTTAAGTAATATCATGATCACTCTGTTCTAAATATTCCATTGGAAATAAGAACTCTCCACGAATCCACATCAGTGCAATCGCAGCATAACCGCCAATATCAAGCAATGTGTCATAAACGCTTTCATCTGAGACTGCATTAGTAACTCCTTTTGGTTTTGATAAAAGATTTTCTAACCTAGCTACTTTGTCATGCAGTCTGATAGTCAGACCGTTAAGACCAAATCTTTCAATATTTTTTGGACCGTAATCTTTTTGTTTTTTAATCAGAGTAGATGAAAGCATTTCTTTGTCTAAAGAGATACCATTTATTTTACAGTAGTGCAGAGCGGCAGCACCAATCATTGACCATAACCAACTATGGTACTGCCGACAATACATTAACTTATCATCATTTTCACCTGTGTAGTAATGAGGGTCACTTTCCCATGTTTTATTATCAATGCACCAATCAATAATTTTTTTAATGTTATTAACATGATCATTTGATAATTCAATGTTTAAGTTATCCCAGTAAAAATTACTCACCCGTGATTTCTGAGAAGTACCACACTCAATAGTCATACCAGTTATATCAAACCTATCTACGAACCAAAATAAGTCTTTTACGGCTTCTTCCGCACAGAACTCCCATGATTTTGTATTTCGTATGACTATTGTTTTTTCCATATTAGCTATTTGCTCGTTCAACCTTTGGGTCTACGATTTCAAAATGTCCACGCTTTACCTTCTTGAAGTAAGAACGATTTGCATTATAGAAGTTGTAAAAAGTTGGTAGTGAAATTTCTACATCCGTTGCAAGCTGCACAGGTGTAATGACCTTACCAACATTTCCACTAAGGAAACTAACAATATTATCTTGTTTTGACTTTCTTCCACTCATTTGATTTACCACCTTTTCTTTGAACTTGAAAAGCTCAGCGTATTTTGAATATGATTTTTCATCAATGTTGTAATATTTAATGGTCTTTGATGGAGACCAACCTTTGTAATGACCGTAAATAACAGAAGCAGCTTCTCTGTGGTCTGAGACTGGGATCAAGCCAATAAGCTTGTCAAAAATTATACTGAACTCTTTTGTTGCAGTAAATCCAGAATCTTCTTCGTTGATGTTTTCTTCTGACATATATAGCCTTTCTCTAGGTGAGAAGAGCGTATCATTATTAGAAAAGGAAATCAACGGGATAAGTGATTATTTTAAAAATAAAAAACAGGCATCCTCACACATTTATAATAACCTTTCGGAATACTACAAACCTGAAGATGCCTGTTTAAATTTATTTTTTAGTTGATACTTTTTTAACGACTTTAGTTGTTACTGGCTTTGTTTCTTGTTTTGGGTTGTGTGATTCAATGTGTTTGTCAAGTTTGCTTTCTACAACCTCAACATCACTATGAAGATCTCTTAGCAAAGAAGCGACTACGCCATGATCGTTTTTGTTTTCTATTCTTCCCTTTTGTACCAAAGCTACCAGGATTCCCCCGACAGCAGCAATTAGAGCAACAGTTACAGCTTCCATCAGCCCTCACTATTATGCAAGCAGAAAGCTTGCAATATCCTCTACTGACATATCAAACTTACCGAACTCTTCTTCAAAAGAAGAGAGTGCCGTAACAAGATCGCTCTTCTTAACTGTTTTTGGGTCAAGCGGGACTTCGTTTGTAGCCGATGTCTTTCCAGCACCAGATGTTGGTGTTGATGCAGAACCAGCTGTTGGGACTGAACTTACCTTCTTTTCTGGATCAAGAGGAACTTCATTAATCATTCCCTTGATAATATCAACTTGCGAACTATGCCATGCGGCAGCCTTAATGTGATCTTGCATTTGTTCTGCGGCAGTTTTTGCAGCAGTTTCGTGCCAAGACTTCATTGAGTTGTGGTCAGAGACCATTTTTTTCATATTGTCTTTCATATATTCTCCTTGTATTAAAGATATGCTTACTAGCATATCATAGTAAATTTTTTATAACCTCATCAGCAATGCTGATTCCAACACTTTTATCCATTTCTTCTTCCATATCGTCTTCCATATCGTCATCCCCTTCTGGGGTTACGACTCCATCTGGAATGATGGCAAATCTGCACATTCCGTCATCCTCAACTTCTTGAGCAATAACCATACATACACCATTACCTTCATAGAGAACACAATTAGAGCATTTAACGCCGATATCCTTAACTTCGTTTTCTTCAGCGCTCTCGTAACCAGCCCAAATGCCAGTTTCATCTTCATTGAACTTTCCATAAGTCCGAGCAATTGTTACAAGTGCATCGGCAAGAGCTGCCTCTTCCTCTGCTAAGTCTTCTGCGACTTTATAAACATCAAAACTTTTATTCACTGTTCTATAACCTCCACCTCTTTTTTTATATTCACGAACAAGCCATGCATTTGCATATGCAGATGGATAAACATCAAATTTAGCCTTAGCTTCTGCTTTAACCCTAGCATATAAAGCTGGATTTGTTGGAACATTTTTTGTTTCTGCTTTTTCTGTTGAAACATTTATTGGCTTTTTATCTTCTCTTTGTTGAGTAGATTCAGCAGTTCTTTTTCTTCTGACGGCTGAGGCGATTTGTTCTGGTGTCATTCTCGCTGCTCTTGAAGCAGGAACGCATTTTGGATATTTACCAGAATCTGCATCTGCACGACCACACGGTTCAAATCCACCACCAGGCTTTGGTCTTGAAATATCAACCCATTTTTCTTTAAACCATTCTTTCAAAGACTTGATTGCATATTCAATATTCTCTTCCGATAGAAGATCATCATCTTTACCAATATCACCAATAGCAAGGGCTTGAGCAAGAACTTTTTTCCTTGCAGATTTTATTGATGCTTCATTGCCTGGGGTGTAGATATAACAAGCACCTGAGTCTCCCCATTTAAAACCTGGTTTTCCATCTTCTGAACATTTATTCACTGGCATAATCTATTATTTTATCATATTATTCATAAATACTCACAACATCAGCCTGCTCCCAGCGTTGAACTGGGATTTGTACACGCCAAAAATATGCGGCAGCGTCTTCGGATGAGTATACGATTCTTGCATAAGCTTTCTTAGCACCTTCGTCATAAACAGGGCATTCCCCATATGAACAGAAATAAAGTGCTTTGTATTGATACCTGTCCTCATGCCAGTGAACTGCATTAACAACAACAAGATTTCTATTGCAATATGGACATGTTCTTGTCGGATATGGAAAGTCTTTAATTACCTGTCCCAAAATCATATCTATCTTCTCCGTTTTCATTAAATATTTTTTTTCTTAAAATATATGTAATGATTTCATCAACTTTGTTTCTTGCTATCTCTATTCCATCCATCAAAGAATTAAGTTCGTCAATTGTCATTTCATACTTATCTTCTGGAGACATAATAATAAAAGCTGGAACATAACTATCCTCAAAAGGCACAGCCTTAATTATAATCTGGAGAGACTCAATATCCTCTAGATTAATGTCAGAGTTAAAACTAGTTATTCTCATATTTACGCTTATTTTTAGTATTAGTATTTGGTGGAGGTAAAGTTTTATTTGTATTAGTATTAACTTTATCTGTTGGTTTAACAAATCTAATCCATTGATAAATAAACATAATAACAAAGCTTGCCTGTATGCTAAGATCCTTATCCAGTAATTGATTTGTAGAGTACTTCAGACCAAAAGCAGATACAGTAAACCAGACTATCCAAAAGAAAAAATTTGACATGTAGACAGGATATCAGAGAAATTAAAAAAAAATCATTTACTCAGGAATTTTTTCAGATTTCATGGTATGCTTCGCATGCGGGCATGCGGGAAAACCTAGCATACTTATAAACTATATATACTTATATACTTAGTATACTAAGCATACCAGCACTATGTTCCGAACGGAAAAGATGGTAAGGTAGAAGCATGCAGATTATTGCTGTTGTAGAATCAGATGATTATGGTCCTGCTGCAATTGTTGACCCCGAACAAATCAGTGTTGTCAAATTTGATGATTTTTATCTTGCGGCTACAAGGTGTGTTTTTACCAACATGCCAATCAGCGTAGAAATATCTGAAGAAACAGCCAACGAGCTGATGCAAAAAGGTGTAAAATGTTTGTCTATGTCGTCAGACAAAATCGTTCTGGAGAATGAAAAAGAGTAACACCTTTAATGAAAAAAATTAGCTGGTTTAGTCTAAATCATGTAGATGCATCTGGTGACACTTGGTATAGCCAGGGTTACTATAATGCTGCCCTGTCTACAATCAGAGCCTTGCAGGAAAAAGAGTGTGCGGTGTTTTATACACGAGAAGACATTCCGTATCACATCAACTTCTGCCCCCCAACTTACTATCAGCTAAAGTCAAAATACAATATTGGTTATACTCCTTGGGAGTCAACCAAGATCCCTCCACACTGGATTGATAACATGCGTAAGTGTGATGAGGTTTGGGCTACATCTGATTTCATCAGAGATATTTATATTAAACACAATGTGAATGCAAATGTATTTACCATCCCTCACGGTATCTCTCCAGAATTTTCTATACTTGAAAGAGAACTAACTGGGAAGTTTAACTTCTTACATGTCGGCGGAGATTCAAAAAGAAAAAATGCACAAATGGTTGTTGACGCTTTTCTTGAGTTATACGATGGCAATGAAGATTTTCAACTAGTTTTAAAGTATAACAAGTTCTGCTATGCAGAGTGTTATGTTAATGATCAACTTGTGCCAGCTCATAATCACCCTCAGATTCTTGGGATTCCAGATAACTTTAGCACAGAAGATTTAGTATCTTTGTATCACAAATGCCATTGTATGGTTTATCCAACAATGGGTGAAGGTTTTGGAATGATTCCTTTTGAGGCAATTGCAACTGGTCTACCAACAATTGTCACAAACTTAACTGGTTGTGCTGATTTTGCAAAATATGGCATTCCTCTTGAGGCTAGTTTTGTAAAAGCTGATTGGCAAGATCATCTCTACGATTGTGATACTGGGGATTGGGCAAGTCCAAATTTTCAACAACTCCTTGACTTAATGGAAAATGTTGTAAATGAGTATGATGATTTTAAAAAGTATGCGTTTAAATCAGCAAGGATTATTCACTCCGAGTGGTCTTGGTCATCTGTCGCAGATAAAATTTTAAACCGTCTTGATTTTTATCAAAAATCTTTGTCGTAGTCCTAAGTACTAATCTTTGACTCTGCTATGCTCAGCGTCTAAACTAGTTGTTCTTACTTTTGGAGGTATATAGATGTCACTGTTGTCAAATGATTTTATTGCTAGTTATGGTTCAAAGACCCCGCCTTGGGGTTTTGGTGGGCTTGGAGAAGTTGTGTTCCTTAGGACATATAGTCGCAAGATTGAAGGAACTGACTCAACAGAGTCTTGGGTTCAAACCATAAAAAGAATTATTAATGGCGCTGTTGAAATCGGAGTTCCTTTTTCCCAGGAAGAAGCGGAGAAATTGTTTGATCATATGTTTAACCTTAGGTGCTCAGTCTCTGGCAGAGCCCTCTGGCAGCTCGGTACACCTCTTGTAAGTAAGTTTTCTGGAACTTCCCTTAATAATTGTTTTTATACAAATATTGAGAAGATTGAAGACTTTGAGCTTTTGTTTGATTACTTGATGCTTGGTGGTGGTGTTGGCTTTTCTGTTGAGCGTTCAAAGATTCACGACCTGCCAAAGATTAAAAAAGTTAATTACATCACAGCAGAAAGAACCGCAGACGCTGACTTCATTGTTCCAGACTCAAGACAGGGTTGGAGAGAGCTTCTTCATAAGGTTCTTGAATCTTATTTTATTACTGGAAAATCCTTTACATATTCAACAATTCTCATTCGTGAATATGGGGCACCACTAAAGACATTTGGTGGCATTGCTTCTGGTCCAGGAGCTCTTGTAGAAGGTCTTGTTGATATTGGTAAAGTTCTTGATAATCGTGTTGGGAAAAAACTTCGCTCAGTTGATGTGTTGGATATTTGCAACATCATTGGTCGTATTGTAATTTCTGGCTCTTCACGCCGTTCAGCACAGATTGCTATTGGCGATCCTGACGATATGTTATTCCTTCGTGCAAAAAACTGGGGAAGCGGTAATGTACCAGCCTGGAGATCAAACAGCAATAATAGTATTTATGCAGACTCCTATGATGAGATTGTTCCAGAATTCTGGAAGGGGTATGACGGAACTGGTGAGCCATACGGTTTATTAAACAGAAGAATGGCAAGAACATATGGCAGACTTGGTGAGAAGTCACCAGACCCAACAGTAGAGGGATTTAATCCATGTGCAGAAATTGCACTATCAGATGGTGAATCTTGTAACCTATCTACAATCTTTTTGCCAAACATTGAGTCATTGGCTCAAATGCTTGAGGTATCAAGACTTCTGTACATGGTTCAGAAACAGATTACAAGGCTTTCGTATCCATATGAAAAGACGAACACTATTGTTCATAAAAATGGTCGCCTTGGTCAGTCTGTGACGGGTATTCTTCAGGCAACGGAGAAACAAGTTGCATGGCTTGATGAGACCTATGCATATCTTAAGAGTTTTGATAAGTCTTATAGTGAAGATCATGGCTGGAACCCTTCGGTGAGACTCACTACTGTTCAGCCATCTGGAACTCTTTCGTTGCTACCAGGTGTGACACCAGGTATCCACCCAGCATTTGCTAATTTCTATACAAGAAGAGTTCGGTTTAGCTCCGTTGATCCACTAGTTGATGCCTGTCGTAAGCGTGGGTACAAGGTTGTTTGGGATATTGGGCTAGATGGTCGTGAAGATCATACTCGCTATGTTGTTGAGTTCCCATGCAAATCACCAGAGGGTGCTGTGTTAGCCGCAAACATGACTGCAATAGATCAGCTTGAGTGGGTAAAGAAGATGCAAACTGAATGGGCTGATAATGCTGTTTCTGTAACGGTGTATTATCGCAAAGAGGAGTTGTCATCAATTAAAGAGTGGCTTGCCTCCAACTACGACTCATCAGTGAAGAGCGTTTCTTTCCTACTTCATGTTGATCATAACTTTCCCCTTCCTCCGTATGAAGAAATCACCGAGGAAGAGTACAACAAGTCTGTTGCAAAATTAGACTTTTCAATCCCACTTCAGCAAAACTCTAGTGATCTAATGATTGACATGGATGATTGCGCAACAGGTGCATGCCCAATACGCTGATATCCGAACATACTTGTACTGTTTTTGATTAAAACTAGTGTATAATTAAACCTATGTCGTCAGATATGATCAAAGATAAAAATATTTGGGTTCCAGAGCGCTCCTATGGGGTGTGCGTATACTTTACAGCTGAAGGTGAAGCGTTGTCGGATGGCGATGGTGTCCTTTCAGCAGAGGGTATTATGTATGATTTAAGCATTGAGAAAAGAGTTCTTGATGCTGGTAAGTACTGGTCTGGCGATGACGATGGGCATGTTAGATGGATTGCTGGAGGTAGAAAAATTTCTGCCGCAGAAAGAGATGATCAAACAGAGAGGTTAGCTAACGGATTTGTAGCTGACCCGTTTGAAGATATGTTTGATGAACACTTTGACAATAGGAGACAGAATGGATAAGAAGATGGAGCTCGTGCAGGATGATTATGTTGAAACTGAAATAGATGATGTTTCATACATGGGGTTTACATCAAAAACCGAAGATACCGATCCTTTTTCTTTTGTAAAAATTTCATCTCTTTCTCCAAAAATGAAACGCAAAGCAATGCGTCTGCAAAAGAAGCATGAAGGAGAAGATGGTACTAAGTCAAAATATGTTGACCCAGAAGTTGTAAGTGGATATTCACTTTACGATATTGTAAACCCTCCATATGATCTAGATACGCTTGCTGGTCTGTATGACCAGAGTGCGATTCATTACGCAGCAATCAATGCTCGTGTTATGAACACGGTTGGTCTTGGATATGAATTTGTAGAGACACTTAAGGCTAAAAGAAAAATTGAAAAAGCTCACGGAAGTGAGGAAAAGATTACAAGACTAAGACAGCAGTATCAGGATCTTAAAGAAAACCTTGATGAAACATTTGAGAATTTAAACATTGAAGAAACTTTGATTGAAACCTTGGTTCGTGTATGGCAGGATGTCTTAACTGTTGGCAATGGCTATCTTGAAATTGGTCGTAATAACTCTGGTCAGATTGGTTACATTGGTCATGTTCCAGCAACACTTGTTCGTGTTCGCAGGAAGCGTGATGGTTATGTTCAGATTGCAAAAACAAATAAAATTCAAGCAGTATTTTTTAGGCAGTTTCAAGATAAAGAAACTCCCGATCCAATTAATAATGATCCAAAGCCAAACGAGCTGATTCATTTCAAAATCTACTCACCAAATAATACATACTATGGAATTCCATCAGCAGTTTCTGCTGCTGCAGCAATTGTTGGTGATAAGTTTGCAAAAGAATATAATATTGATTATTTTGAAAATAAAGCAATCCCCCGTTATGCAATTCTTATTAAAGGTGCAAAACTTAGCAATAAGTCAAAGCAGGAGTTGATTAATTATTTTAGAAACGAAGTTAAGGGTCGCAATCACGGTACGCTAGTTATTCCAATTCCTGCAAGTCTTGGAACAGACACTGATATTAAATTTGAAAAACTTGAAGCTGGAATTCAAGATTCTTCTTTTGATAAATATCGTAAATCAAATCGTGATGAAATTCTTGTTGCAAATAGGGTTCCTGCACCAAAAGTTGGTGTTTATGACAATGCCAACCTGGCTGTATCAAGAGATGCTGACAAGAGTTTTAAGATGCAGGTGATTGGTCCAGATCAATCAATTATTGAAAAGAAACTAAACAGACTTATTGCCGAGTTTACTGACCTGATGGCAATTCGGCTGAAGAAGATTGATCTTGTTGATGAAGATATTCAATCAAGAATTAATGATAGATATCTACGCACAGAGGTCATCACCCCTAACGAGGTTAGAGGTCAAATTGGTTTGCCAGAAAGATATGACGGAGATAGCGTTTTGCCTTTCCCAACAAATGTTAAAAAAGAACAAAATGCTGCTGGTAATCCTGGTCCTGGCGCACCTCCAGGAAATGATAATAATTCTGCTGCCAATCCCCCCAAGTCACCAACTGGTGATGGAGCAACAAGTGATCCAGTAGCAGATGGAGCTCAAGCAGAGCGTGGTCAAAATCAAGATTCTGGAGTGAACAACGATTCAACCAGTAAATTTATTCAAGGAGAATACGATGAGTGAAAGTAGTTTGGTATATTCAAATAAGAATTTAGTGACAGCTGATGGTGTTGTAAATATTGGACAACACACAAGTGAGCTGTATGTTTATAATAAAGGTGCTAGTGATGTTGACATTAAGCTTAATGGACAATACACAATCCTTCTTCCAGCAGAGTCTACGGAATACATAGAAATTGATGGCGATTATACAACCATTGAGGTAGTCACCGCCTCTTCTGCTGTAGCAGTTTTTGCACTAGGCTGATTTGCAATATTGTTAAAAACAATATATGCTGGTAGGCTACGAGGGCTAAATGTCGGATTTTAATATTTCATTCCCAATTGATATGATTAAGCGGGAACAAAGAATTGTGGTAGGTATTGCCACTGCAGACAATATTGATAAAGCTGGTGATATTGTTGACTTTGAGGCATCCAAGGAAGCTTTTGCAAACTGGGGTGGGAATATTAGAGAGATGCATGCCCCTATTGCCGTAGGCAAAGCTGTCAGTTATGAACCAGTTGTTATTACTGGCGCTGACGGAACATCATACAATGCTGTTAAAGTAGAAGCTTACATCTCAAAAGGTGCCGAGGATACTTGGCAAAAAGTTCTTGATGGAACACTTCGTTCTTTTTCAATTGGTGGTAAAGTAATTGAGAAATCTGCATCGGCAGATAAATTTTTTCGTGGTAAACCAGTAAATATTATTAAGAAGTATGTTCTTGGCGAGCTTAGCCTTGTAGATAACCCAGCAAATGCTTTAGCTATTATTGATATTATTAAAATGAATGATGAGGGTTTGCTTAAGTATGCTCTTGATTGTGACCTTGATTGCCAATTAGCAAAAGCAAAACAACCTCTTAAAGATCCAAAGGGTGGTCTTACTGCCGCTGGAAGAAGACATTTTAAAGAAACTGAAGGTGCTAACCTGAAGCCAGGTGTTCGTGGTGCTGCTAATACCCCAGAAAAAATGCGCCGCAAGGGTTCATTCCTAACTAGATTTTTTACCAATCCATCTGGACCAATGAAGAAGCCAAATGGTGAGCCAACACGGCTTGCGCTCTCAGCAGCAGCGTGGGGTGAGCCAGTGCCGCAAGACATGGCTGATGCAGCAAAGCTTGCTGCAAAAGGTCGCAGAATGCTTGAGCGTTATGCGAACTCAAAGAAAAAAGGTTTCTTAGAAAATGATTTTGACGAAGAATTGTTGGATGTCGTTTTGGAATTAATAAAAGATCAGGGTTGTGATTGTGGTTGCAATTCTTGTGAAGATGTTGAGAAAGATGCATCTGTAACAACAGAAAATGCAGAGTCTAAGTATCCAGCAAGAAATGGTATCATATCACCAACTGTTCCTCCTTTTCCATCTGGCTCTCCGAAGTTTAAGCCAAAAAAGAAAGTTAAGAAAGAAGACCTTTCCTGTGGGGAAGGTTATCACCAAGAAGGTGAAAAGAAGGGTAAGGATGGAAGCATGGTTCCAAACTGTGTTCCAAATAACCCTACTGAAAAGACAACAAAAAGCGAAATGTTCTCACAAGACGATGAACTTTTTGGTACAATTAAGGAGATGATTGAGAAAATGGATTCTATTATTCAGCAAGACTCTGAATTGCAATTAAATAATACTTATGATAAGATCTCTGACATGAATGAACAAGAAATTAGTAAACTTAGTCTATTGAAAAAGTTTATTGGATGGCTTGTTCCAGATGTCGCAGAAGAAACAACTTCAACTTCCGTTGAAGTAAGTGGAGACACACAGGAGGAAGAAATGGACATTAATGTTCTTAAAGATGCTCTGAGTGCTGTTGTTGATGAAAAACTGGCTAGTTTTGCTACTTCAATCAAGGAAGAAGTTGAAGCCTCTGTTCAGGAAAAAATTGAAGCAGTTGCTAAGGGTTTTGAAGTTCAGAGTACTGAACTTCAACAAAAGCTGGAAACAGCAGAGTTGGCTCTCGCTGAGCAAACAGAAAAGGTTGAGGCATTTGCTTCAGCTGGAGCTGTTAAAAAGAGCGTAGATCCAGAAGATGATGAAGAAGTAGCAGAAGAGGCAATTGCCAAGTCTGCACCTACTTCATTCTGGAAGAATACATATTTGCCACAGGAGTTAATTAGCTCCCTAGGTTATAGGTCATAAGGTAAGGAGGAATAACTACTATGGCAACACAAGAAGAAATTTTGGCAAAAGCCAACGAAGTCACCACATCGGTGGTTTCAAACAGCAGCCCAGTCAGTGGTGGTGGTGGACTTCTCTACCCAGAGCAAGCTAACCGCTTCCTTGACTTCGTTGTTGATCAGTCAGTATTGATGAAGAACGCACGAGTAATTCGTATGCGTACTCCACAGATGGACATTGACAAGGTGTCTGTCGGCACTCGTTTGCTTGCAAAGGCAACCGAAGCAACAGATGATGGCACAAACGCAGCTGTCACATTCAGCAAGGTATCGCTTTCAACTGTAAAGCTTCGTCTTGACTGGAATATTTCAACAGAATCGTTGGAAGACAACATTGAGGGCGCTTCACTGGAAGACCATATCGCACAGATTATGGCTCGTCAGACAGCAAACGACCTTGATGACTTGTTTATCAACGGCAACACATCGTCAAACAACGGTCTTCTTAAGGCTTTGGATGGCTTCAATAAGCTTGCAAGAACAAGCGGAGATGTTGTAGACTTCGGAGGAAATAACATTTCCCGTTCGGTCTTTGACAAAGTTCTTCGCACCTTGCCAAGCAAGTACTTGCAGCGCCGCAATGAATTGCGATTCTTCACAGGTCCAGGACTTGTTCAGGATTCAATTTATAGCTTGGGTAATCCAAACTCGGCAACTGAGGCAACAGCAGGCGCACCTGCTCCAATGTCAACAGCTGGTGAAATGGCGTTCTTGCAAGGTTCAATGAGAGCAAATGGTGGTCCAGGTGCAACTGGTCTTTCACCATTCGGTATTCCTCTTGTTGAAGTACCTTTGATGCCAGAAACCGCAACTGGTGATTACTCAGCAGCTGCAGGCAGTCATGGTTTTGTGGAACTTACATTCCCTAACAACCGTGTAATTGGTATCCACCGTGACATCACAGTGTATCGCCAGTTCAAGCCAAAGACTGACACAATTGAGTACACACAGTACATGAGAGTTGCAAACAACATTGAAAATGCTGATTCATATGTAATCGGTAAGAATGTTAAGTTGCGTTCACTCTAATTTAAACAATTAAAGTAGGTATTGGGCGGGGTTCACAAGAACCCCGCCTTTTATCATATTTAAATTGATTTAAATTAACATAAGTGGTAAGATTGATCATATGACTAACAACGAAACAAGCGTAACATCCGAAAAAATTAATAAACCTAAAAAAGCTGTAGCAAAGAAAGTTGCGGTTAAAAAAGAAATCATTGAAGAAAACATTTCTGAAGAAGGAAAGGTTTTAATTGTATTTGAAAGCGGATCTGGGTATTCAACTGCATCTGGATTCCGTTTTTCACAAAGAAATAAAATGGGCTTGCTTCCAGTAGAAGAAGCCAACTTGCTTCTTACATTAGATAATTTTAGATTGCCTAGTGATGAAGAAAAGGAATTGTATTATACTAATCAGGAGGATTAAATAATGGCAGGCAATCTTACAAACTATCTTGAAAATAAGTTGATTGACCACTTTCTTGGTACAACCACTTATACAAAACCAGCGGCTGTTTATGTAGGATTGTTTACCGTTACACCTGGTGAAGCTGGTGGTGGAACAGAAGTTACTGGTGGTTCATACGCTCGTCAAGTAGCGACATTTACTGGTGCTGCAAGTGGTGCAACATCAAACGACACCAATATTGATTTCACAGGAATGCCAGCCGCTACCACTGTAGCAATTGGTGTTTTTGATGCTTCAACTAGCGGCAACATGTTGCTGTACGGTTCACTCACAACAAATAAAACAACGGATGCTGGGGATACTCTAAGAATTGCAACAGGCGATCTTGATATCAGTATTGACTAAGGAGGGCAGGTGCTAAGAAGAGAATTTAGTGGTGCTGTCCTTAGAACAACTATTACAGCAAATATTTCAAACTCAGCTTCATCTATTTCTGTCCTAGATGGTTCAACATACCCTAGTGGAAATAATCCATTTGTTGTTGTTATTGACCGTGGTTATGCCGCTGAGGAAAAAATCTTGATTTCTTCAAGGTCATCAAACACTCTTGCTGTTGAGCAGAGAGGTTATGATGGTACTACAGCAGTAGCCCATACTTCTGGCGCTTATGTTGACCATGTTCTTGATGCCGCTGTTATTCAAGATATGAATACAACAACATATGACAATGAAGTATTAATGTGGATGGGGGTATAATATGGCTAATTTAACGCCAAAAAGTTTTTATATTGGCAGTGGTTCTACTACTGATGCCTATACAACAGCTAATGTTGCTGGTAATTATTCAATTATCAAAAACATCAATCTTTGCAATGCAACTGCATCTAATGCTGTATGCAGCATTCATATTCTTGTTGGAGCAGCAACGGCGGCGGCGAATAATAAAATTATAAGTAATGTGAATGTTTTGGCAAACAATGTTGTGTACTACAATACATCCATAGTCGTACCTGCTAATAGTAAAATCTATGTTGATCAAGTAACAGCTAACGCTGTGACATTTACAATTAGCGGTGTGGAATATGCCTAATCTTAATAAAGATTTAATTAACGATGCACTCTCTGTTGATTTAGATAGCACTCAAACGCTTTCTAATAAAACACTTACGACCCCGATTATTAATGGACCAACCATTACTGCAACTGGTCAAACTCCAGTTATTCATGGCATCTATCTTCCAGAACCCCATGTAATTTATTTTGAAGGTAGCACAGCTGATGATTTTGAAACAATTTTAACGGTTGTAAACCCAACCGCTGATAGAACTGTAAGCCTCCCCGATGCAAGCGGTACGCTTGCTATATCTGGCTCTATCGCTCTAGGATCAGACACAACAGGCAACTATGTTGCTACGATTGCTGGAACTGCAAATGAAATAACCGTATCTGGTTCGGGTTCTGAAAGCGCAGCTGTTACGATAAGCTTGCCAGCCAATGTTACTATACCTAATAATCTTATCGTTACTGGTGATCTAACTGTTAGTGGAAATACAACAACTATAAATACCGCTAATCTTAATGTTGAAGATAGTTTTATCCTTCTTAATTCTGGCGAGACTAGTTCTCCGACATTAAATTCGGGTATTGAGATTGAACGAGGCACTTCTACGAATGTCTTTATTCGCTGGGATGAATCCACAGATAAATGGCAGTTCACAAATGATGGAACAAACTACACAGACCTAGGGGCTGGTGGTGCAACAATCTCTGACACTGCTCCAACAAGCCCAGTTGCTGGTCAAGTTTGGTTTGAGTCAGATACTGCCGCTACTTATGTTTATTATGATTCTCATTGGATTGAAATTGGAGCAAGCGGTACAGCTGCCTATGTAGGAGATACTGCTCCTTCTAACCCAATTCCTGGTCAATTCTGGTATGACTCATCAGATGGCGGTACCTATGTTTACTACGACTCAGTTTGGGTTGAAGTTGGTGCATTAGCAATAAATAGCCTTTTGTCAATTATTAATGCAAAAGGTGATTTGCTCGTAGGAACAGCTGATAATACTCTAAATAGATTGGCAGTTGGAACTAATGGTTATTTTCTAAAAGCAAATTCATCTGCAACAACGGGTCTTGAATGGGCTTCAATCCCAACTATTAACGCCCTTGACGACATTGGCGATGTAACTATCACAACTATTTCTACAGGACAATTTTTGAAGTGGGATGGTTCAGCTTGGGTAAATGCAACAATCCCAACTATCAACGCCCTTGATGATGTTGGTGATGTAACAATCACTAGCGCAAGTTCGGGTCAAGTGCTACAATGGAATGGTAGCGCATGGATTAATGCAACAGTCAGTTCAGATGTTATGACAGACGCAAAAAATGCGGCTTTGATTATTATGGATATAGGAGCGTAAAGTATGGCATCAGGAGATAGAGTAGAATCTAGGCTGGGTGGACCAGTTCAATTGGGAACTTCAACAACAACAATTTGTACTGCTGGTACAGGCATCACGGAGGTGATTAAGCAAATTATTATCACAAACACTGATACTGCTGATCGCACTGTCACTTTGGCTATCGGTAATGCTGCTGTAGCTTCTAACAGAATTTTATCGGCTATACCAATTGGTGCAAACGATGTTATGGTTTGGGATACAGCTCTTGTTCTCCTAACCACAGAAACCCTCCAGGGTTTATCAGACACTGCCGCCAAGGTTAATGTCACGGTGGTTGGCTGGGAAAAGACGAATTAATTATGGGCTTGTCAACAGCCTATGGTTATTCCAATCTTGGTAAGGTTGGCTATGGAACTGCATCAGGTGGAATAGGCTCTCCTGTTTCAACAACTGTTAATGGTGTTGCATACAACTATTTGACATTTACGAGCGACAGCACTTTGACTGTTACAACAGCAGGTTTGTTTGATATTTTGTTAGTCGGTGGTGGAGGCGGTGGTGGTGTTAATTATGATGGTGGACAGGGCGGTGGTGGTGGTGCTGGTCAATATGTTATTAGCACTGCTTATTTTCAGGCTGGTTCTTTAGCTGTTGATGTTGGCGCTGGTGGTGCTGGAGGGCTTGCTGGTTTCAGTTCACAAATCGGAACAGCGACTAATGGTGTGACCGCTGCAGGTGGTGGAAACGGTAATTTGGCTTACAGTTTGTCCAGGGGTGGTTCGGGTGGAAGCGGTGGCGGTAGTTACGCATCAAATATTGGTTTTGCTATGGGTTTTGGTGGTAATAACGGTGGTCCTGGTTTTACTAGTCCATTTCCAGGCGGTGGAGGAGGCGGTGCAGGCGCAGTTGGTGGCACAGGTAGTGCTGGAAATGGCGGTGCTGGCGGTGCTGGTGTAGAAGTAAATACTTTTATAGGTGGCAGTAGTTTGTTTAAGGCAGCAGGCGGTGGTGGTTCTAGCACTACGGGTGGTGCAGGTGGTAGCGGTATCGGCGGTGCTGGTGCTACAGGCGGTGGTGCTGGTGGTTCGGCTGCCGCAAACACAGGTTCAGGTGGTGGTGGAGGCGGTTCATCGTCAGGCTCAGGCGGTAGTGGTATTATTTATGTTAGGTTTAAAGTATGAGTGTTTCAAGTGCCCGTCAAAAAAGAATAGCAACACAATATGGAATTGGGTCGGGTGGTACAGCTACAGACATTACCGTATCAGGTGTTTCATATAAGTTACATACCTTTACTTCCGATGGAAACTTTGTTGTTTCTACAGGTGGTTGGTTTGATGTTTTGGTTGTCGGCGGTGGTGCTGGTGGAGGAAGAGGTCGTGGTGGTGGAGGCGGAGCAGGCGGGCTTGTTGCCCCTGTTCAAAAATATCTTTCACCTGGAACATATTCTGTAGTTATTGGCGCAGGTGGTGCGGCAGCAACAACGACTGGAGCAGGAAATCGGGGTGGAGATGGTTTACCTTCACGCTTTAACAATATTGTCGCCATTGGTGGTGGTGGTGGTGGAACCGACAGTAATGGACCCAACAATGGTGCACCAGGCGGTTCTGGAGGTGGTGGAAACGGAACTAACGCCGTAACAACTGGCGGTGCTGCGCTTGCTTTGACGCAAGGAAAAACTGGCGGGAATGGCTTGGGCACAGGTGTTTACCCATCAGGTGGTGGTGGTGGATGGGGGAGCGTTGGCTCTAACGCAAGCGGCACCGCATCTGGTGCAGGCGGAACTGGTTATGATGCAAGCGGGTTCCTCGGCTCTGCACAATTCCTTGCTGGCGGTGGAGGCGGAGGTCGTGGTGAGTCTGGCGGTACTGCTGGCGCAGGTGGCTCTGGAGTAGGTGGTGCTGGTTCTAATGATACCGCTGTTGGTGGTAGCGGCTTAGCAAGCACTGGCTCAGGTGGTGGTGGTGGCACATACACATATGCGGGCGGTGCGGGCGGTTCAGGAATCGTTTATATCCGTAGAAGAATTGAAGGTGATGCATTAGCAACAACCCAAGGTTATGGAGTTGCAACAGGAGCAAGTTCTCCAACATCAATTACGGTTGATGGTGTAACTTATAACCTTCTTACATTTACATCGGATGGAACATTAACGGTTACAACCCCAGGTTTGTTTGATGTGTTAATTGTCGGTGGCGGAGGCGGTGGCGCTGATGGTGCTGGCGGAGGTTATCGTGGTGGCGGTGGTTCTGCTGGTGGAAGAATTCTTACAACTGTGTTTGCTAGTGCTGCTACTTACAATGTTGATGTCGGGGCAGGTGGAGCTGTGAATACAGGTGGTTCTGTTGGGGGAATTGTTCCGTTGGTTTATGCTACAGGCGGTACTAGAGGTGGGGATATAGCCGCAACCAGCGGTCTTGGCGCACCAGGTGTAAATGGTGGTGGTGGTGGTGGTGGTCTATGGGGATCTCAACCAGGCGGAACAGGTGTAACAGGATTTGGTTTCAATGGCTCTGCTGGCGTGAGTAGTGGTGATGGAGGTGCTGGTGCTGGCGTTACGGCTAACGCTGTTGGTGCCACGGGTGGTGCAGGTTACGATAGGTCGCTATTCATTGGTGGTAGTAGTTCCACTATTGGTGTTGGCGGTAATGGCGGTACAGCGTCAACTGCTGGCTCGGCTGGTGCTGCTAACACTGGAAACGGTGGTGGTGGTGGTGGTTCTGGTGCAGCAGCGGGTGCTGGCGGATCTGGTATTGTCTATGTTAGATTTAGAACAGCATAAGTGGTAGAATAGGAGATATATGAGCGCACAATATTTTGCACAATTAGACGATAACAATGTGGTTACACATGTAGCTGTTGTTATGCGTGATTTTTTAGAATCAAACCCCGACAGATATCCTGGTCGTTGGGTTGAAACCTTTTTTGATACAGAAGGTAAAACATATGCGGGTCAGGGATTCACCTATGACTCAGAAACACAGGACTTTACTGCTCCTCCTACACCAGAGCCAACAGTAATGCCAGAAGGTGAATAATGGCATTCTCTTCGGTTATCGGAGCTTCATCGGTAATTAAGCCAGGAGTGGTAACGAGTTCTACTCGCCCTTCTTCTCCGTTTGTTGGTCAACTTATTTATGAGACTGACACAGCTCGTTTGGTAGCCTATAATGGATCTGCTTGGATCACACAGAACGGTGGTCTTGTTCCAATTATACCTACATCAGTTTCGGTTGGTGGTGGTACTGCAACAGTTGGAACTAACGGGCAGGTAACTTTTACTTCCGCTACAACTTCACTAAGTCTGAACGGTGTTTTTAGTTCTGCATACGATAATTACCGAATTGTGTATAGGGCAACTTATGCAAGTGCGGCTTCAGTTTCAGCAAGACTTCGTATTGCAACTACGGACACCGCAACAAACTATACTTTTGTCAGCTTATACACAAACACAGGTACTCCTGGAGGTGGATCAACAACAACAACAAGTTTTGGTTTATCAATTTCTAGCACGACAACCCGTAATGTCGTGGCAGATATTATTTCACCATTTATCGCAACGAGTACAGGATTTATTGGTATTGGTCGTGAACAAAACGCTGGAGCGAATTACGGAATAATTAGTTACGGTCACGCACAAATTGACAGCACAAGTTTTGACGGAATAACACTTTTAAACGACCAAGCACAAACAGGAACAGTAAGCATTTATGGGTACACCAAATGACAAATGAAATAACACCAAACGGAAGTGCCTGCCCAGTTTTCATTGAAGAATACGACCCTGCACAAATTGAAGCCGACAAAGCCGAAGCCGAAGCGCAAGCCGCTGCTCTCGCTGCTAAAACAATCGCAAGACAGGCTTTGTTAGAAAAATTGGGTATTACAGAAGAAGAAGCACAACTATTGTTAGGAGGTATTTAATGGCAATTAACTTCCCAGATTCCCCATCAACAAATGATATCTTTACATCTGGCGGAAGAAGCTGGACATGGACAGGTGATACCTGGCAAGCTTTTGTGCAAGCGATGTCAAATGGTTCAATCACCAATGATTTGATTGCAAATACAACAATTACATCCGCAAAAATTGCAAACGCTACAATCACCGCTACACAAATTGCAAACACTACCATTACAGATACACAGATCGCAAATGCTGCGGTTACATCCGCAAAAATTGCAAACGCAACTATTACAAGTGCGCATATTGCAAATACAACTATCACAAGTGCGCACATTGCAAATGCGACAATCACAGCTACACAGATCGCAAATGCAACGATTACGAATACACAATTGGCAGCCAATGTTGCTGTAACAAACTTAGGTTTTACACCTGCATCAACAGGTAAGGCAATTGCAATGTCAATTGTTTTTGGAGGATAGATTATGGCAGCACCAAATATTGTAGGTGTAACAACAATTACAGGAAAGACAGCGGTGCTTGCGGTTACAACATCTGCAACAGCAATCGTTACAAATAGCGGAGGAAGCGGAAAGGTACTTAAGGTTAACGCTCTTTATATATCCAATATTGACGGTACAAGTGCTGCTGATATCAATGTTGACATATTTAGATCATCTACCGCCTATCATATCGCTAAGACCGTAGCTGTCCCATCAGATGCTACTCTTGATGTTATTAGTAAATCAATTTATTTAGAAGAAGGTGATACTTTGCGTTTAACAGCATCAGCGAACTCCGATCTTGAGGCTGTGTGCAGTTATGAGGAAATTAGTTAGTGCGACCCAACGGAAGTATTCTTGGTGCTAAACAAGCAGTAAGTCCTAGCTCCGCTTCTGGTATATGGGATAACCGCACTGTTCAGATAGAAAGAGGGGCAAGTAATTGGGGCTCAATACCTCCTCCCTCTGTTGAATTCCTTGTTGTTGCAGGCGGCGGTAGCGGAACAAACGCTGGATACTGGAATATTTCAGGCGGAGGTGGCGGAGGTGGTTATCGCTCTTCAATTTCTGGCGAATTAACAGGTCAAAACGGGAGTGCTCTAACTCCGCTAAGCATTACTTCTGGAACATCGTACACAGTTACAGTTGGTGCTGCTGGTGCGTACAACACAAATGGTGTTAATTCTGTTTTTGGGAGTATTACATCAAATGGTGGTGGTGGAACAAACGGTGAGGCAGCAGCTGGGCAGTCTGGTGGTTCTGGCGCTGGTGGTGGTTCGTCTGGTTTTGTTGGTGGGTATAGTGGTGGTTCTGGAACAACTGGACAGGGAAATAGTGGTGGAGTTGGAGGTGTAGCGGCTTACCAATGGGCTAATGGTGGAGGCGGTGGTGGTGCTGCAGGTGGTGGAGGAAGTGGTGCATCAGGTTCAACTCCAAATGGAGGAAGCGGAATTGCATCCAGTGTAACAGGAACATCTATAACTCGTGCAGGTGGTGGAGGTGGTAAAGCCATTTATGTTGACGGAGGTTATGTACCATCAAGTGGTGGAGCTGGCGCTGGCTCTGGAAGCACTGCTAACCGTGGTGGTGGTGGACATCAGGGTGGTCTTGGTGGATCTGGCGTTGTATATATTAGATACGGTACGCAATACGCAGATATAACGACAATTAGCGCTGGTCTTACTTATACCAAGACAATAGTTGGGGCAAACAAGGTGTATGAGTTTACACTTGGTACGGGAACGGTGAGTTGGTAATGGCACACTATGCATTTCTTGACGATAATAACATTGTAACGGAAGTAATTACTGGCAAGGATGAGCACGAAATACTTGATGGGGTAACCCCAGAAGAATGGTATAGTAATTTCCGTAATCAAACTTGTGTAAGAACAAGCTATAATCACAATATCCGAAAACAATTTGCTGGCATTGGCTACACATATGATCCTATAGCGGATGTTTTTATACAACCACAGCCATTCCCATCCTGGACTTTAGATAGCAACCATGATTGGCAACCACCTGTACCAAAACCTGAAGGGTTTTTTGACTGGAATGAAGATATACTTAGTTGGGAGCAAATAACCAACTAAGGAGTGCGCTGTATGCCAACAATAAAATTTACCCCAATGACAAAAGAAATTGGAATAAGAGTACCTTATCCAAAACCAGCTCGTGACTATATTCCAGAACGCTATAAAAAAATGCCTCTTTTTCTTGACGGGAAAAAAAAATTTAATAATGGTGAGATGTCTAATAAAACTGTGAAATTATGTATGCCATTTAGCGACACATTCATGACGGGTTATATACAAGAAACTTGGACAGACATATATATATCTACTGAAAATGGAGAGCTTGAATGGCACTACTCGTGTGAGCCAGAAATTATGGCAATGAGGACCAATCATCCAGACAGTGTGATGGAAATACCAAGTGGATTTGTAAATCAAGAATTTACATGGAGAATGCCTTGGTCCCCAAAACTACCTAAAGGGTACTCTGCATTAATAACACATCCATTAAATAGAAACGATCTCCCATTTGAAACAACGACTGGAATAGTGGATCTTGATAGCTACGGAATGTACCCGTTCCCAAATAATCTTCCATTTTTAATCCACAGTGATTTTGAAGGAGTGATTCCAGCTGGAACCCCCATGTTTCAGATAATTCCAATCAAAAGGGAATCATGGGATACGGAAGTGTCTTTGTATGATGAAGAAGAAGTAACAAAACAAAAACATGCTGTTCAAAGGAAATTCTATGGCGGTTATCGGGACAACTTCTGGCATAAAAAAGAATATAAATAGTTCTTTTTGGCTTGAGGGGTAATTCTATGTATTGTTTAATATATCTATTTAGGATATAATAGAAAACATGGCAATTAACTTTCCAGACTCCCCCGCAAACAACGACACCTTTACATCAGGTGGAAAAACCTGGTTGTATAACGGTACAAGCTGGAATTTGATTACATTAACACAAAATGTTATTCCATCTAACTCTGTTACGAGTGCATCAATTGTTGATGGAACAATTGTTAATGCCGATGTGAATGCTTCAGCAGCGATTACATATGGAAAGCTTTCATTAAGCAACTCTGTTGTAAACTCAGATATCAGTTCATCTGCTGCTATTGCGCTATCAAAATTAGCAACTAGTACGGCTGGAAATATTATTGTGTACAACTCATCAGGCGTACCAACTTCAGTTGCAGAAACGGGTGATGTTGTTATCTCTGATAGCGGAGTAACAGCAATTAGCTCTGGGGTAATCGTTGATGCAGATATTGCAAACACTACTATTACAAATAGCAAACTTGCTAACGCATCAGTAACAATTGGTTCAACAGCAATCTCGTTGGGTTCAAGCAACACTACGATTGATGGTCTTACAAGTATTACATCTGCAAATGCAAATGTTTCAACAAAACTTTCTGTAACTAGTGTTAGTGAACCAATGCTTGTTTCTGCAACAGCTGCGACTGGAACGGTTACAATTAATTATTTATCAAACCCTTCTGTTTTTTATACAACAAACGCATCTGCAAACTGGACATTAAATGTGCGTGGTAATTCAACGGTAACAATGAATAGCAGCATTGCTGTCGGTGATGTTGCTACAGTCGTGTTTATGGCTCAGCAAGGCACTACGGCATATTTTGCCAATGTTGTTCAAGTAGATGGGACAACAATTACTCCAAAATGGCAGGGCGGAACAGCACCGACAGGTGGAAATGCATCTTCAATTGATAGCTATGCATTAAGTATTCTTAAAACAGCAGCGAATACATACACCGTACTTGCTAGTCAAACTAAATTCGCTTAGGAGTTAATATGCCATTTTATTCTAAATTTGGTGGTGGAAGTGTTAAAAATTTCGGTCAGCGTGTTCTGTCAAGATCTGTAACACCTACTATTCAAGTGCTTGTTCAAGCAGGTGGTGGTGCTGGTCATGGATCACCATTTCTTGCTGGCTCAGGTGGTGCAGGTGGACAGCGTGAAAATGCTGCATTGGCAGTAACACCTGGTGTTCAATATACCGTAACTGTTGGTAATGGTGGTAGTGGTCAAACAAACGCTGGTGGAACAGTAGGTCAAGCATCATCGTTTAACACATTTGCCGCAAGCGGTGGTGCAATAGTTAATGGCTCTGGTGGTTGCGGTGGAGGTGGTGGTGTAAACACCGCTGGTGGTGCAGGAAACTCTGGTGGTTATACTCCAGTTGAGGGTTACGGAGGATCCGCTGGTGGAGACCCAAACCTTGGCGGTCGTGGTGGTGGAGGCGGTGGAACTAATGCTGCTGGCTCTAGCGGAAATGGTGGTGCAGGTCGTGCTTCTTCCATAACAGGAACATCTGTACAGCGTGGAGGAGGCGGTGGAGGTTCTGGAACTGGCTCTTACGGCGCTGGTGGTGCAGGTGGAGGCGGTGGAGGCGGTGCTGGCGGAGTTGTTGGTGGACCATTTGGCGGAGGTAATGGTGGAACTAATACTGGTGGTGGTGGAGGTGGAGGCTCGTATAGCTTCTATAACGGAACTGGCGGTAATGGTGGTTCTGGAGTTGTAATTATCGCTTACCCAAGTACATTCCCAGTTGCATTAGCAACAACTGGTTCCCCAACTTATAGCGCAGTATCAAGAAGTGGATTTCATGTCTACACATTCACAGGAACAGGGAGTATAACTTTCTAATGGCACATTTTGTAAGAATTGATGAAAACAATATTGTTGTTCAAGGAGTTGTTGTTAACAACAGTGAACTATTAATTGACGGTGTTGAAAATGAAGCAAAAGGTGCTGAATTTTGTCACAACTTGTTGGGCGGGACATGGATTCAGACTTCATATAATAATAATTTTAGAAAACAATATGCGGGAGTAGGTTATACATACAATCAAGAAGCTGATGTTTTTATTACACCAAAACCATATGATTCATGGTCGTTAGATTCTAATTATGATTGGCAACCTCCTGTAGCAAAACCTGGCTCTGAAGGGCATTGGGTTTGGAACGAAGAAGTCGGAGAATGGCAAGATTAAAAATTGTTGGCTTCCCCAGATGCGGAACAACATATCTTTATGTTTGTTGTAGAAATTCTTTTGGCATAGACAATGTTGATTATACTCAGCATAGAATACAGCCTCTCAGGGATGGAGATTCTGTAGTAACTATCATTAGAGATCCACTGGAATGTATTTCATCATGGATGAAAATGTCCGAGGAGATACCCTCTACCACAGAGGGGTTGATAGATTGGTACTGCAGATTCTTACAGGCTTCTATTGAAAATACTGAGACATCTATCTGCATAAGTTTTGATTCATTAGTAAATAGTCCACAGATATGCATGGATAATATATCAAATAAATTTGGTTTAGATAAGATATTTCAATTAGATATTAATGATATAAATCTGGATATGAAAACAAACCATCCAGATAATTTCCCAAGACCAACTAATAAAAATATTTATTATGACGAGATAAAAAACTCAACCCTCTTTGGTAAAGTTCAGGATTTATACACAGCAGCATTACTTATATCTATATAATTTATCTTAATAATTAAGATTAAGTTATAATGTTTAGGTGAAAAGATTATTTTCTGTGTTATGCCTTTCAATAGGCTTGCTTTCTTGCGGATATGACGGTGGTTATCGCTACCCATGTCAAGACCCAGAAAATTGGGAGAAGGAAGAATGCAATCCACCAATATGCAAGGTAGATGGGGCTTGCACAGAAAGCTTGCTCGGATACGATCCAGCTTCGGAGACAAGCATCCTCGTAGAGGAGACAACCGTACCATGAAAAAAAGACTAACTCCAGAAGAACTAGACGCTCGTTTGAAATTCGTTATTGGCTGTATGCTCGGAACAGTTCTACTTGTCACTACTGTTTTTATCCTCTACGCTCTTGTATTCGTAACACAGCCAATTGGCGCTCAAGCCGAAAACGACAAAATGTTCTTCGGCGTTCTTTCCTCTGTCGCAACATTTATTACAGGAACATTAGCTGGTCTAATGATCTCTACGGGAAGGAATAAAGACAGTTCATCAGAGGAGTGATGAGAAAGATATCTTTCAGCAAAGGCTCCTGGGTAATAGTCCCTGCACTGGTTATATCTCTCGTATCAATTTTTATTCCATCGTCATACGCAGATGCAACTTCTGTTTCTATTCCGAATGCGGGGTTTGAAGATAATACCTTTACTGGTTGGTCAAGAGGATCACAAACAGGAACCCTTGGGGCATCAATTAACGGAGGTGGAACTGGAGTAACCATATTCAACGGTTCTAGGTTGTTTAGTCATGGTGCAAATGGAGCAATGGGAAGCCCAACAGTTAATGGTGCACCAAACCCATATTACGCTCCTGCGGTTGCAGCAGGCAACTGGACATTCTCTCCAAAGGGTGGAACATATGCTGTTGCTCTGCAGCCAAGAAATGAACAAACATTTAATCAAGCAACCGCCGCTCTTGGTCTTACCACAACTCAAACATCTGATATTAGAAGCATGCTCGCAGGGCAGGCTTCTGCTGCTGGGTTTGGCAATGGCAATCCAACCGATGCGGCATGGATTACTCGTGAAGTTGAATTAACTGCGGGGGTAGTTTACACGATGTCTTGGAATTATATGGCAACTGATTATGTTCCATTTAATGATGGCTCAATCACCTCACTTGTCCCTGTCACCGTTGCATCAACTCCAGTTATAACTGTAAACAATTTTGTACAATCATATGCACTTCTTGGGTTTACAAATCCAGGAACTGGTGATTACTCAACTAACTCATATGGCTCAACTGGCTGGCAAACTTCAACATACGAGGTTTCTGTTGACGGAACTTACAAGATGGGCTTCACTGCATTCAATCTTGATGACACAGCTCTCTCTCCAGTCCTGATGGTTGATGATGAAGTAGGTACAACTCAAAGTTGCACCCAAGCAGGATCCTGCACAACATTTGGCGGGGTTGCTCCAAATAATGAAACAGCACCAACAGTTGCTCCAACAACTACTGTGGAAGAAACTACTACAACCACCACTACTACAACGACCACTACTACAACTCCACCGACTACTACAACAACCCTTCCTCCAGCAAATTCTTTAGAAGTCACAAGTCTTTTAGACGATGGTTCTTCGGGGACATTGCGTTGGGCTATTAATCAGGCAAATGCAAACTCTGGTGGGATATACGATTCAATTACTTTTGATATTGCAGGAACGGTAACACTCACTGCGGATCTTCCAGCAATCACTGCGGGTTTGACAATTACTGGCTTGGGGATGAACGAGACTATTGTTGACGGAAGCGGTCTATATCGTGCTATTTACAATAATGGTCAAAGAAATGTTCTTATCAATGATATGACACTGAAGAATGGTAAAAATGCTGCAGGTGGACTTGTATGGACAAATCAAGGAACATTTACAATTACAAATGTTAAATTCTCTAACACTCAGAACTACGCATGGTATCAGCAAAATCAAACTGTAACAACTTTTTATGGATGTATATTTATAAACAACTACGCTGGCATTCGTTCTGACTATGGAAGCACCCCAGCAGCAAAGAGTCTTACAGACACTGACTATCAAAATAGAATTTATATTAATAATTCTCAATTCTTAAACAACTCATATGGTCTTGCAACTGAGCGCTTTGTAAGAATTGAAAACTCAGTATTCTCTGGCAATACAGCAGCCGCAGCTCAACTACAAGGTCTTAACCGTCAACAGGTTTATAGTTCTACATTTACAGATAATGGCGTTGGTATTCGTCTTGCATCATGGATACCTACATCGTGGACACCTGGTGTTGATAATCAACTGATAGAGGGAAATACATTTACGGGTAATGCATATGCAATTGAATTTGCAAATAGATTTAACAATGGACAATCGCTCAACAATGGTGTTGATGCAAACTCTTGGTCAACTTCTCGCAATAATACATTTGAAGAAAATGGTGTAATTTACGCTGGTCTTAATTTTGTTGAAGATGGCAATACCGTGGTAACTACCACAACTACTACTACGACCACAACGACTACAGTTTTTATAAATATACCAGAGCCCCCTGTCATTGAGTATCCACCTATAAATACAACAGTGGAGCTCCCAGAGCCCTCTGAGCCCCTTCCTGAGATTGAAACGGTAATTGAGGAACCAGCAATTACGGTACCTGAGTTTGAACCCATAGACTCAATTTTAGAAGAAGTTGAAGTGGACACCAGTCTGCCAGACTTTGAAATTATAGAGACCGAAATTATAGAACCTGAAATTGTGGATACTTTTATCCCAGAGTTTGAAGTTGTTATAACTGAGGAGATATTAACAGAAGAGCAGGTTGGTCAGGTCATTGACGAGATTATGAACGCTTCTGTGGAAGATGTCATATATTTAATTGACACACTTTCTGTTGAGCAACTAGACCAGGTTTTTGAAGAAGTATCTGTGGAGCAGTTGACAGAAATCCTAGACAGCCTTTCGGCAGAAGAGGTTTTGGGTGTTATTGAAAATATTGAATCAGTTGACGCATTAGCAAATGTGATTGATGCAATCAGTGAAGAGACAATTGATCCAGATTCTGCAATTGCAGTTATTGAGAATGGAAACTTTGAAGAACTTCCTCTTGAGCAAGTTGCAGCAGTGTTCGCTGCAATTGAGCCAGATCAGTTTACCGAAGAGCAGAAAACAGAATTAGCAACAGCACTTACTGACGCTCCTGCTGAAATTAAGGAATCGTTTGAAGAGGAAGTTGACATCTATGGAGATGGGTTTGATGACTACACCCCGACAGGTTCATCAATTGATGTTGGAACCCGTAAATCAATCTTGGCTGCAACAGCCGCAGTAGCTGCAATAGCTGTTGGCTCTGCATCTACTGGAGGAAGCACTGGTGGTTCATCTGGCGGTGGTTCGGGAGGATCTGGTGGTTCTGGAAGTTCTGGGGGAACCGAAGGTCGTTCTAGAAAGGAAGAAGAGTCAGGAGAGATGGCAGGTGAAATAGCTGGTCCAGAAGAAGATGACGGAGAAGAGTTTACAAAAAATAGTATTTACAGGTATTATATAAGGGAGGGTAAAGAAATGAAGAAATTTAATCTATTTGGGTTTAGTAAAAAAATGTGGGACATAACAGCTGGAATTATCTTTACTCTTGCTGGAAGCCTTGTTGTTTATGTTACATTGTCTGGCACAACCCAAAAAATAGCTGGAGTATCAACTTTAATTGCTATTCTTGTGCATTATGTTCATGAAATTCTAAAGAATGACGAATAAATAACTCTGAGATATAATTAGTATTGACCCGTTGGGGTAAGGAGGTGGTTTTTGTCTACTTTATTGAATGATGCTAATAAAAAAATGCTTTCGTCTTGGGCGAGATCGTTCTTTGGAGCTGCTTTGGCTGTCTATATGACAGGCAATCATGATCCAAAAGCGATTGCTACTGCAGGAGTTGCGGCTATTGCGCCAGTAATTCTTCGTTGGTTGAATCCAAACGATGCAGCTTTCGGAAGAAAGAAGTAAGGTTAATTTAAAATGGCACAGATACAAAACATCCTCCTTAGAATTATTGCAACATTTGCTGCTTCTGGCTTGGGTGTTGTCGGTGCTGGCACGATTGCTGGTGTCCCGCTATGGAAAGCAATTTTCATGGCGGGCATCGCAGGCGTAGCAACTGTTATTGAAGGGTTGTCAAGAGCATTCCTGGATGATGGTAAACTTAGTCTAGACGAAATTGATCGTGTCTTTTCAAAAACTGAAAAGAGAAAAGAGGAGATTAAGTAATGGCTAAGAGAACAGAATGGGATTATATTGTTGAAGTAAAGATGCCTGTTGCGCTTAAAGGTGTTGAGCCAGGTAAGTTGCATGCAAGCTTGCTTAGGGATATTCCAGGCGGTGGAAAATTGTTTTACCTTGCGGCTGATGCATGGCTTGCAATGGTTGAGGCTGCAAAAGCTGATGGTGTTGAGCTTAAGCCCACGAGCAGCGGCGATCTATATCGCAGTTATGAGAGCCAAAAGGCAGGATTTCTTACTCGCTACACTCTTGAGAATACAGGAACTGGATCAACAAAAACTTTTGAAGGTAAGACTTGGTACTTGAAGAAAGGTATGGCTATGCTTGCCACACCTGGTAAGTCACAGCATAACCTCGGCTTGGCAGTTGATATTGCCAATGCAAGTGATAAGAAAAGAATTAATTGGTTGATTGCTAATGTTGAAAAGTTCGGGTGGAGTTGGGAAGTAGTTCCTTCAGAGCCTTGGCATATCCGTTATGTATGTGGTGATGCAGTTCCTCAAGCAGTAAAAGATTATGTTGCTCGTAATCCAAAAGAAGGCGGTCCATTTGGGACAGTAGCTGAGCAAAAGGCTGCTGCTGAAGCAAAGGCAGCAACGCCTAAGCCAAACATTGTCGCTGCTGCTGCCAAACCAAATCTTACAAAAGATAACAAAGGTGTTGCTGTTAAAGAAGCTCAAACACTTCTAGCAAAGCATGGTTTTGCTTGTAAGCCAGATGGTGATTTTGGACCAAAAACTCAAGGACTAATTAAAGATTTCCAGAAAGCAAAAGGTCTTGCTGTTACTGGAGATGTTGATCAAAACACTTGGGCTGCGTTGCTGGCATAACCAATCTTTGATAATATCTTATAGGAGATATTATGGCTGCAACTAGAAATATTACTATTTATCAAGGCGATACTTATGCTCATGAGCTACGCATTAGAAATAGTGCTAATGCTAATGTAACTATTACATCTAGAACTTACTCTGGTCAGATTAGAAAGAAAAGAAACTCTGACACGGCTGCAGCGACATTTACATCTGAAATTACAAACGGTGCTAATGGCATTGTTGTTATGTCTTTGACTGCTGCGGCTACAGCAAATATTGCTGCAGGGACATATGTTTATGATTTTCAAGAAACTAATGGCGCTGTTGTCACCACGCTGATTACTGGAACAGTAACAGTAACTGGTGAGGTAAGTAGGTAATGGCTGGGGACATCACAACCGTTCAGGTATCTAGCGGTGACATAACATCCCTGTCTGTATCTACAGATGTCTCAAATATTACGGTTGCTTCTGAGATTACAGCAGTAACCGTACAAACGAATGATACAACAGTCCTAACTCAATCTTCTGGAACAATTAATTTAGCATCACTTTCTTTTGCTACATCAGATCCAGCCGATGTCACTAGAGCTGCAAGTGTTGGAGTAAGCAATTTAGCGGCTAGGGCAGATCATGTTCATAGTGCAGCAAATCTATTAATGGATGGAGGGAATTACTAATGGCGAATACGCTGAGAATCAAAAGAAGGGCGACTGGCAATGCTGGCGCACCTGCAAGTTTGGAAAATGCAGAATTAGCATTTAACGAAGTAGATAATATTCTTTACTACGGTAAAGGAACTGGTGGTGCAGGTGGATCTGCAACCACTGTTGAAGCAATCGCTGGTCTTGGTGCTTTTATCACCCTGTCTAGTGAGCAAACAATCACTGGTAACAAAACATTTAGCGGTGCAACGATTGTCGCAACTCCAACTGCAAACGGTCACGCAGCTACTAAGCTTTATGTTGATAGTGCCGTATCTAATGCTACAACAACATTCACCCTTGCTGGCGATGGTGGTACGAGTCAGACAATTACATCTGGTGACACCCTGACAATTTCAGGTGGTACAGGTCTTACAGCAACTGCTGGGGCAACCGATACAATTACCATTAACCTTGACAATACCGCCGTTACAGCTGCTACATATGGTAACGCATCTGCTGTTGGCTCATTCACAGTTGATGCTCAGGGTCGTTTGACCAATGCTGCATCTACATCAATTTCAATCACTGCTTCACAAGTTAGTGATAGAGCAACAAACCTTGTAACGGGTTTGACAGGAACCGCTAATGAAATTGCAGTATCAAACTCTGGTGTTGGTGCAGTAACACTTAGCCTTCCAGCTAATGTTACGATCAGTAATAACCTCACAGTTTCTGGAGATTTGATTGTTAATGGTAATACAACAACTCTTAACACAGCAACACTCGTTGTTGAGGATAAGAATATTGTTCTTGCCAATGTTGCAACACCAACAGATACAACTGCCGATGGCGCTGGTATCACAATTCTTGGTGCAACAGATAAGACATTGAACTGGGTAGATGCTACCGATGCTTGGACATCTTCTGAGCACTTCAATATTCTTACTGGTAAGTCATTCTACATCGGGGGCTCAGCAGTACTTTCAAATACAACTTTGGCTTCAAGTGTTGTTACCTCAAGTCTTACAACCGTAGGAACTATCGGGACTGGTGTATGGCAAGGAACTGCTGTAGCAATTGCTTACGGTGGTACTGGCTCTGCAAATGCTTCTGATGCAAGAACTGCATTAGGTCTTGCAATTGGTTCAAATGTTCAAGCCTACAGCGCTCAGCTCGCAGCACTTGCCGCTAACACTGCTACAATTGATGGTGGTACATTCTAATTAAGAGGGGCTAATGGCTAATGTAATAAAAATTAAAAATTCTGGTACAGCCAATGCTGCCCCAACATCTTTAGAATATGGTGAATTAGCTATTAATTATGCTGACGGTATTTTATTTTTCAAAGACTCAAGTAATGCAATTATTTCTTTTGACATAAAAGGTCTGTTTAAAGTTGATATTTCTGATTTAGCTGTTGATGTAGCAATGTCAACATTCTAGGGTATAAAACCCTTATTCTGTTATAATTGAACTATGGATGATGTAAAGATTGAAACAAGTAAAACGCTAACTCTAACGCTTCCAAGCGACCCTACATCTAATGTGGTGTCAGTTAGTTTGTATCATGAGTTTGGCTCACTTGTTTCTGGTCCAACAAACGCAACAAGATCAAGTGCTGGTGTTTACACTATCACTTACGGTCAAGCGGCTTCTGGTATCTATATACTAAATGCTGCGGGAAGATATCGTGCTGATTTTACATATACGATAAGTTCAACATCATATACACAGTCACAATACTTTAATGTCTATACGCCGTACATTGACATTGACACCTTCTTTGAAGATCACCCAGAGCTTGAAACTGATTGGTATGACAAGTTTGAGAAGATGGAAAAGAAGGTGCGAAATATTATCAACACTTTCTGTGGACAGTCTTTTGAGTACTATCCAAATAAACAACTTGAGGTTATGGGTTCTGGAAAGAAATCAATCCATCTTCCAAATCCAATAACTACTCTGAGAAAGGTCACAGCCGATCCAGGAACCAATGATGAGATAGTTCTTCATGATTACTCAGATGCAACAATGAATCATATAGAAAAAATAAAAGAACCTCATAGTTTTGGTAGCTCATATTATGTTCAGTTCAGGAAATCAGTTCTTGATAGCGTAAATGTTCTTTTAATTGTTAATAAGTTTAATCCTCAAAGTGTGTATCGGATTGAGGGTGATTTTGGATGGCAGTTTGTTCCGAACAATATTGAGCAAGCAGCAGATCTTTTGTTGGTTGACATGATGAATGATGATTCTGAGTTTAGAAGGCATGGTATAGCAAGAGTGGATATGGATACTATTGAGTACGAAATGAGAAGAGATTCTTCGTTCTACGAGTCAACTGGCAATATTGATGCAGATGTCCTGTTGATGGATTATACACTTTTCGTTATGGACTATATTGTATAATCATGTCACAAGGAACATTTCTACCACTTCCGCATAGCATTGATGTTTATACACGCACCACTTCTGTGAATGATGCTGGTCAGAAAACAATGACATACACTAAGGCTGGAACAATAAAGGCTTTCTTTCAATCAATGTCGTCAGAGAGAAGGACTTATCCGTACATAGATAACATTGATGAAATTGAATTTTATATTTCTCATAAAGATCAGGCTTATGCTATTTACAATAACAGAATTCAAAATGTTATAGATAGATTTGGGAATATCATTGAGGCTGGACCAGTTGAGATTGTAAATATACATAAACAAACTGGTCTTAACGGGAAGGTGCGTCAAATACTTCTTACATGTCGTAAGGTGGTAGAAAATGCTTAATGTTCAGGTGGATAGTCGTTCAATGACGCAATTGATTGCTGCACAGATTTATTATGATACATTGCCAAACAGAATTCAGTACGCTCAAGCAGAAGCTATGATGATGGCTAAAATGAAGTTAAAAGATGCTGTTTCTCCAATCGCAAAGGCTGCTAAGTACCTTCAATATGAACTAATACCATTTGGTGCTGGTGGTATTAAATTAAAAATTAAACCATATCCAAAATCACAAACTGGAAAGAATGGTAGAAACATCCAGATTGCATCAGCAATTTTGTTGACTGGCAGGAAGGGCGGGGGAACGATCTCTGCTGGCGATGGTCTCATGAAGACTAGACAAGCTTCTGTTGCTCAGGGATATGCAAGATTTTATAAAGAAGTTAGACAGGTAGCAATTGCATCTAAGAGAGACAAGATAAAGGAAGCGGCTGCAAAGGTTATCAAAGCTGAAATTAAAAGATCCTTTTCAGGTCAGGGCTTTACATCTGGTGGTAATATTAAAGCTCCTACAAAGGATATCCTGAGGTAATTTATGCCAATTAGTGTCTATGATGTAAATACATTTTTAAAAGCTGATACAACTTTGGCAAATATTGCTGGGAAAACAATGAACTTCTTTCCAGTGATTGGTTATGGTACAGAAACAGCCCCTTTTGTCGTCTATTTCTACAACCCTTATATCCCATCAGTTGAAGCATATTGGAATAGATATGATGCTATTCGCTATTCAGTTTACGATTCTGATGTTGATAGGATGTTTAAAATTGGGGAAAGGTTAATTGAATTACTCGGTCATGGTGATGAAATACAAGGAACTGTGTCTAGCTCAAATGTTCGTATATTAAGCTCTCAATTGGTTTCAACATCTGTATCAGAACCGATTGAGAAAGAAGGTTGGTATCAAATGGACCTTGATTTCTCCCTGTTTTCAGTAAGTCTATAGATAGTTTGTGGTATCATAAAAGTATATGAAGTATAATGTAATTACATACATCGGCAAGACCCCAGGGTTTTCCGTGAAACTAGGAAAAGATGTTTATGATTTTGAGTGGCAGAAAGGTCGTGGGATCGGAAACCGCTCTGATGAAATAAAAACTGATCATGCCATTAAGATTTCTAAATGGCGAGATCGCAAGGGCAAGAAAATATTTGTCCTTGAATAACAGGAGGATAGTAAAATGGCAGTAACAACTTCCAATATCGTAGTTGGTGAAGCAACAGTAAAAACTGGTGTTTCCAACATCACGATGACAAACTCAGATTTTGATAGCTTGACAGATGTGGGCGCAACCCAAGGTGGTCTTGAAATTTCGTGGGAACCAGACATGGTTGACATTGAAATTGACCAGTACGGTGACGCAGCAAAGGTCATTCAGTCAAAGGTGAAAGTAATGGTTAAGACAACCCTCGCAGAAGGAACTCTTAACAACCTTGCAACAGCATGGAGCTATGACAATGTAACTGGTGGAGAGTCAATCAAAGCAAATAATGATGGCGCAAACACAAAGACATTGTTGTTTGGTTCACAGGGCGTGTACCCATTTGAGTACGCACTCCAGGTAACTGGTAATGCCCCTGGTTCAACAGCATCGGTAACAAAGACCCGCAAGTTTAATACTAAGCGTGCAGTGTCAATGACCACTTCAATGATTTCAATGAAGAGAGCTGAAGCAACCGTGTTTGAAGTATCGTTCCGTGTTTTGCCAGTAACTGGTGATACAGGCTACGAATACGGCAAGATTATTGATCAGCAATAATTAACACCAAAAATTTGTACTAAGTAAAAACTCCTGGGAATCGGTATGATATACTGAAACCTGGGAGTTTTTCTTATATTCCCTACGATTATAACAAGGAGCAATATTTAAACATGACAACAAATAACGATTTGTTCAAGGGTACTGAGATTACATTTTCTGATGGAAAAAAGAGAGTAGTTAAGCCTTTGACGATTAAGCACCTCCGTGAGTTCATGAAGGTTGCAAACGAAATGAAGACTGATAACGAAGCGGGTATGACTGATGATGATATTGATAAGATGATCGCAGCAGCTTCTATTGCTTTGCGTAAGGCAGATCCAGAGTTGGCATCTGACCGTGATGCTCTTGAGGATATTCTTGACCTCAGAACATTCGGTGAAGTAATGGCTGCCGCAATGGGTAACGACCCAAACCAATAAACGGGGAAGGTGGAGGCGGTCAGCCTCTATCATGGAATGAGATCCCCCTTCTGAAGTACGAGTCAGAAATATTTGTTCAGGTCGGTGCATGGAGAAGTTTAGAAGAGTTAGAGGAGTCTTTGATTCTTCACGAAATGTTTCTTCTGTACCGAGCTTGTTCAAATGAATATAGTAAAGAAATCAAAGCCCTAGCTCTTTCCCAAGGAGCAGATGTTGACTTTGATGAAGACTGGTATTCGCCAGAAGATAAAGTTCCAGATGAGCCGATGAGACCGTTTGAGGTCATGAGCTTCGGTATTCCATTAGGCTACACGCAGGAATAATGATTGCTATTTACTGTATAAAATGGGATAATCTATATTGGTACAAATATGTCTGATGTAGATCTAATAATTAGCGTACATACTACGGGTGTTAAGGATGTCGCTAATTTAAGCGCATCTGTACGAAATCTTGCTCTTAACCTAAAGGGTGTAACAGTGCCAATGAGGGCACTGGATAGCCATGCTAAAGCTGTCAATAAAGCATTAGGCATCACGAGCAAAGGTGTTAATCAACACGCTAATAGCTTAAAAGAACTAAAGGCAAACCAGGCTGCTCTTTCTGAAGAAAGTAAGCGGCTCCGTTCTAATATTCAGAACTATAACCTAGCAATATTAAAGGCTGGTGGTCCTACAACAAAACTTGGTAAAGAGCTAACTTTTACTCAAAATCAACTCAAGGCGTTTTCAACAACACTTCGTGGTTTAAGAATTAGATCATTTGGATCAGACCTTTCTAACATCTCACTGAAACTCCAGAAGATGGGTAAGGATGCCCAGTTCGTTGGTAGAAGCTTGATGATTAACCTTACAGCACCACTATTGCTGTTTGGCAGAACTGGTCTGCAAAGTTTAATTAAAGTTGATGCTGCTCTTGTAAGGTTAACAAAGGTTCTTGAAGGCGTTGCAATGACAGCTGAACAAGCTGATCAAAAGCTTGGCAAGGGTCTTGGTGGTGCAGATCGTCAGGCTGCTATTAACAAAATGGTTAATTCATTCAAGGCTCTTGAATCGGGATTAACTAGTTTAAGTAATAAATTTGGTGTATCAAAAGATCTTGTAATTGGTCTTGCAACAGATTTTGCTGAATTGGGAATTAGCGCTAATGAAAACATTGTAGCACTCACGGAGTTAACACTTGTTACTGAAAAACTCGGTAACATGGATGCCGCTGGCGCACAAGATCTGTCTCAAGCTTTGTACTTCAACTCAGTTAGAGCCCTTGAGGCATCTGGTGCTTTTGATAAGTTAACCGATGCAAGAGAGCGTGAAGCAAGAGCTATTGGTGCTGCTAAAACACAGCTCAATATGTTTAACAATATTGAAAATGTCACGGCGCTAACTCTAAAAGATTTGTCTGAGTCACTTCCAGAACTAGGTTCAATGGCAGTGAGTTTTGGTTTGTCAATGACAGAAGCAGCAGCATTGCTTGCTCCTATGAAAGCTGCTGGTCTTGATGTTGGTGCTTCTGCAAACTCAATTAAAGTTTCATTACAAAGAGCAATTAGTCCAACTAAGCAAAACACAGAATTGTTAGCAAGTCTTGCTAAGCAATATGGAGTTGCATCAGACACACAAAATATTTTTAATCAAACAACAAAAACTGGTCTGACTGGTCTTCAGGCTATCGTTGATGTGTTTGACAAGGTTCAGTCAACTTCTGCTGGAGCAGAGGGTGCTCTTAAACTTATGTCTGAAATCTTTGAGAAGCGTCAAGGACCAAGAATGTACATCGCCATTCAGCAGATGGCGCAATTCAATAAAGAACTCAACAGGGCTACAAGAAGTGCTGGTACATCAGAAGCAATTCTTGCAAGCACCGCAGAGGGTGCGTTAAGTAAATTTAACCAATTAAATGGCACAGCGCTTCCAGTAACGATAAATAACTTTAAAGATATTGGAATTATTGCAAGAATTGCAACTGCTCAATCTGGACAGATGGTTGAGGGTTTTAGAAAAGTATCTGCTGCTGAAATCAAAACAGCTAAAGAAGTAAGAAAGGCAGTTGCCGATGTTGTCGTTCAGAAGAAACAAAATGAAGGAATTGATATTATCGGTACAGCAAAAACAGAGTCTGCTCGTGCAATGCTCGTTGAGCTTGCTGGTGCATCAAATGCTCAACAAGTTGCTGATATGGAATTGGAGCAGTCACTCGGTTCGCTTGAAGTAGCTGTTCAGAAAATTAAAAACTCCTTTAAGCTTTTTGCTGCGGATTTGATGAAGACGATTGGTCCAACATTGAAAAGTTTGGCTGACAAAATTCAGGTGTTTTATGAAAAATGGCAATCACTGTCCGAGGCTACTAGACAAAATATATCCAAAGTGATTCTTGGCTTCCTTGCGTTTCTGGCAGTTCTTGGTCCAATAGTTCTTGGTATTGGTACGATTCAGGCATCAATGGGTGTTTTGGGTAGAGCACTTACTGGTCTATTCCCTAAACTCACATCAGCATCTGGTGGTTTTGCTGGTTTAGGAGAAGCTGCTGCATTAGCTAATGGAAAAGTAAAATCCCTCTATAGCACCATTGTTCAGTCATCATTGGCTAAAAAATTAGTACCAGATCTTGGTGAAGCACAAGCAACTGCTCAAGCAGCAATGAGTAATTTCCAAGCACCAAGAAAAACTTATGATCCAGCACTTCTATCTCCTTCAATAAAAGGCAAGCTTACTCAAAAAGATCAGCTAAAAGAATTTTTGTCAAGAAATACTGGTGCAACAAAAACTGATTTTTTCAAGAGTAGAACTATTTCTAATAAAATTGCTGCTGGTAGAGCACTAACCCCAGCTCAGTATGCATATCAACTCACAAACTCTGCAAAAGTTGCAAGTGTTCCAAATGCTCTTGCTGCTGGAAGAGCAAATTCTGCTGCAAGACTTGCAAGAGCAGCAAGACAAAATCTTGTAGCTGATAGAGATCCATTCTATCAGGCTAAAGGTATTGTTACAGATAAATTAGGAAGCCGTTTTTTCCAAGGCGGTAATGAGCTTCTTGATGATGTTGGTCCAACACGACCAACTCGCACAAGAGGGGTGCTGTCACGACTTACTGGTGGAAGAGTATCAGCAACAAGAAGACTCCTCGGAACAGCAGAAGATCAAGCAAATATCCTTGCTGGTGGTGGTATGCAAGGTGCAAGATTGCAAACACAACTTCGTGCTCAAAGAGCTGTCGGTGGTATTAAAGATTTTGCAACAACGAGCAAGACAGCAAATCTTGGCAAAGGTTTTGTAGAAGCTCTAAGACCGATTAAACAATTTAAAGCTGGTGTTAGTGGTGCTAAGGGTGCTATAGCGGCTCTTGAAGCTCAGCAAGCAACACTTGGTCTAGCAGGTCCAGGCGCATTCAGAAAACTGGGTGTTGCTATTAAGGGATTTGTTACAAATGTAAAACTTGCAGATCTTGCAATGAAGATATTCAGAATGACAATGCTTGCTACTGGTATTGGAGCAATTGTTCTCGGTATCGGTGTAGCAGTAATGCTTGTTGTTAAAAACTTTGGAATGTTCAAAGAAAAAGCGGCTGGACCACTGAGAGGTCTTGCATTTGCTTTCGGTGTTATTAAAAAAGCATTGATGGAAATAACAAGACCAATTCAAGACTTGTTTGCTCAGTTTGGTGGTGGAGCAAAGGGAACAGAGGGCTCTGTTAATGGACTTGTTACAATATTTAGACAATTCGTTAAGGTTGTGCAAATGGTTGCACAAGCGTTTAAATCGCTTGTTGAAAATATTATCAAACCATATCTGTACGCAGTGGTCAATATTGTTATGGCTGTTGTTTCCATGTTCAAGGGAAATTGGGGTGACGCACTCAAGTTCTTAACAGCAGCCTTTGCCAGAGTCGCAGAAGTGCTTGTAAGTATATGGCAAGCAGTAATGAAAGTTCTTATCAAGGTTGCTGGCTTTATAGTAAAAGCAGTTATCACCATATTTGCTGGTTTAATGAAGGGTCTTGTAAAAGTTATTGCCCTAGGCGTTAAATTGATGCTTACATCACTCACAGCAATACCAAAAGCAGTTGCAAAGGGTTTTAGTTGGCTTAGCAAGATCCCAGGTATGGGATGGTTCAGTGCAATAAGTGATGGCATGAATGACACTATTGACGGAATGTATGGGATGGTTGATGCTGGAGCCGATGCTGCTAGTGGTGCTATTGACGCTCTTGCTGATGGCGCTAAGGGATTGGTTGATGGCGGAGTAAATCTTTATGGCAAGGCAATTGATGGAATAGCAAATACTATCAAGAGTGGTTTGAAGAAAGGCGCAGATCTTGGTGTTAAAGAAAGCACTCACTCACTTCAAAACGGAAAGAAAAAGATTGTAGATACTGGTGAAGAGATTGGTGAAGAAACTGGTGAAGCTATTGCCAATGCTACTGGTGATGGCTTTGAAGAGAATGATCCATCTGGAAAGATTGGTGAGAAGCTCAAGGAAGGTATTAAGAGCGCAGTTCAGGATCTGCAGAATTACATTGCTGGTGAATTAAAGAATGCAATTGATAAGTATGTTGATGCATCAACCAAGGCTCTTGAGAAGCAGAGAGATGCTGCTCTAAAGATTTACGATGTACAGATTAAGACGCTTGGTAAGCTTGAAAAAGCCGAAGAGTCACTAACAAAGACAAAAGAGTTTGAAGCCAACAAGCGCAAGATGCTTGATGACAAAGCCCTTAGTGATGAGCAGTTCCGTAGGAACTATGCATTGGCTGTTTATGAAGGTCGCACAGATGATGCAAGAATGCTCCAGCTTGAGCAGGTTTCTCAAACAAAATCGTTTAATCAAGATCTCAATTCGCTTGAATCAGGTCGTGCAAAAGACCTTGCAAAAGAAAATCTTGATGCGCTTAAAGATGCTATTAATGAAGCAAAAGATGCGGCTCAGAAATTCTTTGATGAATCAATTGTTAAGTTCCAAGAATCTATTGAGACTATCACTAAGTTCCCACCAGTAACGATTGAAGATTACAAGACCCAAATTGGAGAGCTTTATAACATCACAAATCAAACAGCAACTGATAACAGTGCTGCGTTTGAAAAGATGTTTACCAACTTTGCTACAACTATTAATACAAAGATGCCAAATGATGTTGTCGGTGCATTTAGTACAAATCTTGATGAACTAGTCTTAGTAGCAAAAGAAAAGTATGGTCTAGGTTCAGACACTAGCGAGAATACTGTTATTGGCGTAACAATTGGAATGCTTGCCGATATTGGTGGTGTATTTGGAGACAAGAAACAAACCGTTATTGATTCATTTGGTCTTGTCACAACTGGTCTCAAAGATAATTTTGCGGAATCAGCAACAGCTATTGTTAAATCTGTAACTGATGACTTCCTCACCCCGTTCGCAGAAGCAACAACTAAGTTCAAAGATAACTGGGAAAAGGTTTATAAGCAAGCAATTATTGATGGCAATAGAGCAATAACAGATGCTCTAAGAAATGATGTCTCTGTTAACAAAGAATTGTTTGAAGAGATGCGTGGATACATTGATGCAACAACTCTTAAATGGCTTGGTCTTAAAGCAGCAGCAGAAGCTGCTGGTGAGGCTCAAAAGGATGCTGCGGCTGGCGGTGGTGGAGGCGGTAGTGGAACAACAGGTAGCACAGCTTCTGGAGCTGGTCTTAATGTTGGAAGGGCTGATGCTTTCACTTCTAATAACGCACTAAGAACGGTTAAGGGTCTCGCTCCACTAACCTATCAGCAATTCACCGTAGGAACTGGTCTTTCAACGGCAGCTATTGCTGCAAAGCCAATTAAGCCAGCTTTTATTCCAAACCCATCATTGAAGCCAACTTCAAGAGCAAAGGGTGGAATTATTCCGACAAGAACCCAGAACCAAAACAGTGGGTATCCAGAAGGATACATCCCAGCACCAACACAAGAAGGTGTACCAGCACTTCTTCATGGTGGAGAATACATTCTTAATGCGAAGGCGGTTTCAAGAATTGGCATAGGCGCTTTGAATAAGATGAATAACAACCTTCTTCCAAGATTCCTTAAGGGTGGTCAAGTACCAAAGAGGAGTGGGGCGATAGCTCCAAAGAAGGGTGACGGAACATTAAACGGTCCCTACGGAACCGTTGTTAAGCCAGTTGTACCAGGAAATATAAATCTTAATAAACTACCTGTAGTAAAAAACAATATCAAAGGTGAAGGCGGGGTAAGCACAGTTAGGTCACTCAGTATTGGAACAGATCGTGGCACAATGCTTCTTCCAACAGTTGTTAATGGAAAAATTATAAGTGATCAACAAGCAATAAAGTTTGCAATAAATAGCGGTAAGAATTTAGGAGTCTATAAAGATGATGCTACTGCTGAAATGGCTGCACAACTTATCCATATGTCGGAAGCAAATAGAGTTGGAAGAGCAAATCCTTCAAGCACAAGAGGAAGTGCGGATAGGATTGTAATTAAGCCAAGTGTGTCTGGAAATAGAGTTGTTGCTGACAGGGTTCCAACAGTAACAAATCCTTCAATGAACACCCCGTCTGCAGACTCAATTGATAGATATTTTGCCGCTACAAAGCGTCAGATGCAAATGGCTACTCCTCTAGGTAAAGCTCGTTTGGAGAGAGAAGAGGCTGGGTATGTTCAGCCAAAATATGACTGGACAAATATGACTAAGTTCGGAATGGGTGGACTTACACTTGCTGCTGACTTGATTGCAACTCGTTTTGGTGGTCCTATTGCTGGTGCTGTTGCTACTGGATCAACATATAATTTAACTAATAGACTCGGAAACTATCTTGCAAGCACAGGAGCCGCTCCTGGATTTAAGGGCGACACTTCACTGAAGGGATCTATTATGGCAGGAGGGCTGTCTCTTGCAGGTTATGGTGTTGCAAAACTTCTTGGGAAAGCACCTGGTGTAGCTAAGAATATTTTCCGTAAATATCTACCTACCGAAGAGACATACAATGCAGGAAAGGCTTATCAAAAAGAGTTTATTGACTGGGCTAATACGCATGCTGTACCAAGAGCTGGTGCTGGTTGGGAAGATGCGCAAGGGTTGTATCTTCAAACCTTGAAGAGCAAGGAATATACATCTCTTGCTAGACAAGTTGAAAATTATGAAATAATGCCAAAGAGGCTTAATTATGTACAAAGATTAATGGCATTATCTGGTCTAGGAGAGCCTACTCGTAAAATACTTGAGCACATTCCATTTATAAAGAGTCCAAATAAATATGCAGGGTCATCTAACTTTGATAGTAAAGAATATAATCTTATCAGTGATCCAAGATCAGATCGTGCTGATTGGACAGAAGTCTATAGCAATGATGGTAAAAAAATTGTTTTAAACAATCTATCTGAAATGATTGCATATCATAATCATAGAGCTACTTTTGTAGATGGACTGCCAAATACAATGCGCACAGCAAAGAAGGCGTTAAAGATAGCAGCTAATACATGGGGAACTGCCCTAGGTATCAATGCAGATGTCGTGCAGGGACCAGAATTTGAGCTAGGTCCAAGCTACGCTAGATTAGAATATATAACAAATCAATATTCAAAAAAACAAAATGGATTTGGGATAGGTGTTTACCCATATAGTGAAGATGATGGAAGTGAGGCTCATGCGAGTGTCCTTAGTTTCCCTAGTAATGAGCGATATGCTGTTCCTCGCCCAAGAATGACTTCTGAGTTGGGGGTTAATTGGAATGGGGCGGGTAAATTAGCTGAGGTTACTAATTCCACAGCTGCACTTCTTCCAGGTGTATTTGATTCAGTGTTTGCAAAATCAGCAGAATTAGTAAGAAGAATTCCAACGCCAGAAATACTTGATTGGACTAAGGGGGATCCTCTTAACTCAGGAGAATCTGTAGACATGTCACCGTTCAAATACGCTAGTCTCCTGGTTGCTAAACTCACAGACCCAGTTGGTGTAGTAGCCGATACTTTGATTCATGAAATGGGTCATGTGTTTAATTTAGATCATCCACATTCATACGATATTAGTGGAAGAGTTCAAAATCAATCAATTATGTCTTATGAAACCCCCTATGCAAATAGATCATTACTCCCAGGCGATATTGCTGGCTTAAAAGCTATGCTTAGTGTGAGAGATTATAATGCTGTAAATATTCCTCGTTTTAAAACAGGTGGTTATGTTCCTGGCGCTCCTTCAATGGCAATTCCTGCAATCTTGCATGGTGGTGAATATGTTGTGAACGCTGATGCTGTAAGAAACATGGGTGTAAGAACAATGCAAAGCATTAACCAATCAAAGTTTAGAGCACCTTCTGGAACCCCATCATACGCAAGCGGTGGTGGATCAACTAGCGTATCCACCGTGAATATCAATGTTGACACATTTGTTGGTGAAGAAGAATGGTTTAAGAGTATGATGAAGAGTTACAATGTTAATGTCCTTCCAAAACAACAGAAAGCCGCTGGTGTGGAGACAAGAACATTCACAAGCTACAACGGAATAAACCAGGGGTTATAAATGCCAACAATTCAAAATCAACAGCCTAATACAACCCATCTTGTTGTGCTTAATGGCACAGAGATTACGGAGCATGGTCGGACCATGAGTAGCACTATGTCAACATCGGCATCTAATGTTGAGTTGCTTAATGGGAATAAGCGAAGATTCATTAAGAATGCAAAGAACAACTATACTCTTTCGTTTACATACCTCCCAGACATGTCGGAAAGAACCATTGATGGTCGTGTTGCAAGAAACTTTCTTTATGCATTAGCAAAGACACCATCATCAGCAACCTTTTCAATTATTCTTGATCCAGCAGAACCTGCTTACAATACGGTGGTTTATGTTGAGTCATATACTGAAACATTAGTGAGAAGAGATATTCCCAACCAGTGTGCATACTACAATGTTGAGATTTCTCTTAAAGAGAAATAAGAGATGTCTGATAGTTTTTATTCATTTAGTGAACCACTTAATCGTGGTATAGATTTTTATCAAGCAGATGCTGCTGATGTTGTAGTCAATCTTAGCAGTAGTGTAACGCTAACAGTAACATCGTATCAAATACGACTTGCAAATATTACGATTGCATCTAATTCTGATCTTGTATCAAATTCATATAAAATTGCACACGCATCAGCTAATCTGGCAGTTGATGGTGCAACTGTTATTGTCGCAACAGAAAGACAGGATGGCGATGTTGTAATTTCAGCAGAAGTCCTTGTTGAAACAAACATTACAAAGATTGCCTATGCGAGTGCATCAATCTCTGCCAGCTCTGAGTCTAGTATAAGCGGGACAAAGATTTCAATATCTTCATGCTCAATGAGCATAGATTCGTCTGTATCAGTGTCCATGATGAAAATATCACATGGCGCTTCTCAGATAGGCATTCTTTCATCAATGCTTTCAAGCGGAACACGAATTACCTTTGGTCGTGCAAATCTATCTGGCGAAGTTAGTCTATTCATAGCTGGAAAGATAGTTCTTGCAACAATTAGAATTAATATATTAAATAACTCTAATATACGAGCAGAAGCAATTAGATTTAGCAATAACATTACTGCTGACTCTTCATTAATCAGAGCGCTACTCATACTTGATGGAAAACCATTAACCAACCAAAGTCGCACACTTGATTCATCCGTTGCTCCGTTATACATTGAGAACACAAATTGGTCAGGAAATTCATCTCGTTATTACAAGAACAATGCTGCTGGTAGTGCGGCGAAGAGGACATTTAATATAAATTGGAGCTTTATCCCTAATTATAGTGATAGAACAGTAGATTATAAAGAGGGAAGAAATTATATAAAGTCATTATCAATGGATGCTGATACTCATACGCTTACAATTATAAATCAAGATGAAGACGGGGTAACTCCATACACAGAGGAGCAAATCACTGTATTTATTTCAAACTTCTCTGAGAACTTAATTAGAAGAGATCTTGTAGATGATGTATACTATTTTAGCTGCGCAATGACGCTGGAAGAGGTATAAATGTTAACATCTGGACTATACGGTAAAGATCTATCTAATTCATTTAATTCAGCTATAGTAGCGCCAGCTCAGAAAATTAAGCCTAAGGTTATTATTAAATGGCTGGACAGTCGTCACTTAGATAATCTTGTTGTAACAACAAATGATGCGCCATCTGTTAATTCGTATCCTTCAAGAGGATTTTTCTTCCCTGCATCAGAAGCCTTTAATGGCATTAGGAGACAGTCATTTACATGGGCTGTTGCTGGAGCCCTGGATGCTGATGGCGATGTGATAAGGGCGGATGGTTCTTGGTATGCAATGCCTTCGTTAACAACAAATGATCTATCTAATACCCAGATGGGTAGTAGTTTAGAGTTTGGATGGTGGTCTAATAGTGTAAGTAATTCAAATACTCATGCTACATATGACGGGTATGGTTTTGTTACAAGTCCATATATACAAGCTACATTCACAACAAGAAAAGTAAATAAGATTCGTATAATTACATCGGAGTTTTATGGACAAATCTCTACATACCTACTGCAAGCATATGACGGGTCATTGAATCTTATTCTTAATGAGACTGGTACTATCCCTGATGATGGTTACTATAGAGATCACATTCTCTCAGAGGCATTGTCTACAAATAATATTTCAAAAATAAAAGTTACTGTGTATACAACTAAAAATCCAGGAGACTATGCTAGGATTCAGGAAATTGTTCCTATTTACGAGGAAGATATCAGTGAATATGTAATGTCATATTCAGTAAATAGAACAAGGGATATACACTCAACTAGCTTGCCAATCGGTGGTTCTGAAACTGCATCAGTTGATTTAAAACTTGATAATACTGGAAAACTGTTTAATATTTTTAATAGTGCATCTACATATGGTAAATACATGGCTAAAGACCTTGAGGTTGAAATATACACTGGGTGGAGAATTAAGAAACCTAGTAGTGATTACCTAAATAGCTCTGTATTAACAACACAACTCCAGGCAAATATTTCAAACTCATCTTCAACATTTTCTGTGCTTGATAAATCATCCCTTCCGTCTGGCGGTGCTGGTAATTACTTTACTGTGGTTATTGATGAAGGGACACAATCCGAGGAAGTAATCTTGTGCTCATCAGTTGATTCTTCAAGTGTTGTGACGGTGTTAGAAAGAGGTTACGGAGATACTATCGCTAAATCACATACTGTCGGTGCGACAATATCGTTTGATATTTATGAATATGTAAAGAACGGTACTTTTTATGTAGATGAATGGACAGTCGGAACTGATATGACTGTTGGTGCAAATCTCCAGGACTGGAGCAAATTTCTTTCTGAAAGGTCAATTAATTATGGTTTCTTTTTACAGAACGCCTATGTTGGTGATGCTGTAAAGAATCTTTTGATGAGAGCAAATTTTCCAAGCGCTGATATTAAAAAGTTAAATACTTATAAACAGGGTGCAAAAGATCGTGAGGCTGTGTCTCTATATTCGTTCAATGAGCAAACAATTGATAGAAGTGGAAATAGCATTATTCCGTCAACTGGGTTAAGAGCTCGTTTTTGGGGAATGCCAACGAATCAAAAAAATGTCCAGTCAGTTAAAGACATTGTTGCTGATGCTATTGATAAAGAATTATCACCAATGGATAAAGCCTTGGGCGAAAAAAGTTTCGTATCTCCAACATTAACATTACTGTCAAAAAATATATCAACATCAAACACCAATTCTCTAAACCTATCAAATTATTCTTTCACGGGTAATGATTCGGCTATATATTCTGAGTATTTCAATGGGGTGTTTGATGGTTACTACATCCCTACCGACTCTGGTCTACAGAAACTAATTGTTTTTATTTCATATGGTGGTGTTAGGTTGTATCTTGATGATATTCTAATCCTTGATAAATACCAGACAACTACTAGTTCAACTAGGTATGAATCAAGCATGGTAAATCTATCAGCTGGTGTTCCAAGAAAAATAAGAATAGAGTTCTTTCACTCATTTAATAATTCTGGCTCAGCATCATTTAGTATATCGCTATACAAAGCGCTGAGCGGCGGTTCGGATGCAATTGTATCAGCAGCAGAATGTTGCACGATTGTTCCATTGGATGCGATTGGAAGCAAGAACTCCTCATCCACATGGTCAACTGCGGATTCATACAATCACAGAAACAATGGCGTATACATTAACAATCCAAAGCTAAGTCAACCGACTGGTCTCACATCTGACTTATCCGATAAATCAGTGCTCCTAGAATCTAATTCATATGTAAGAATACCATATACTGTAATGAATGATTTATCCTATAAAGACAAGTGGACAATAGAGTTTTTTGGGAAATTTCATAATGGTAGTTTTGCTACGGATGGTGAGTATATAAGTAACTGGAATAATTCAACTTCAACATCTGGTTTTGAATTTTTTAATAATTCAACTTCAAATGGGTTTAAGATAAAAACTGTCTTGGGTAATAGTGCAGTTGTAACAGAAACTGTTTCATCAAATGTTGCTTTGTCAAACTCATCCTTTTCTCATATCGCCGTAACATATGATGGTTCTTCATTAAAGTATTTTGTAAATGGTGATTTGAAAGATACCGAGGTTGTTGAAGGAGCAGTGATTTCTTCGGCATCAAAAGATATCACTATCGGAGGAAGAGGTGCATCTTACACACCAGTTACTGGTGTAGAAATAGCGCCTAGTTCAGTTAGAAGTTTTTATGCTGATGAGTTTGCCATTTATGGCGAATCTCTTGCGGATGATGAAATTAAAAATAGATACATTGAGTCTGCAATGCAACCACTCACTCAGTTTGCATTTTTGTACGGTAATGAAACATCAATTCGTGAAATTATGAATGACATTACATTTGCGGACATGGGTCGTATTTATATAGATGAAAATGATAAAGCTAAATATGAACACTTCTATAGATTCTTTGAACCATCAATTGATCAGCATGCAAATGTTCAGTCATATTTTAGTGACTCAACTAATATTACAAATAGCAATTATAATGTTTCGCTTCAATGTAATAAGGTTGTTATACCTATCTCATCAATTCAGACATCTACAAATGCTGTTCAGTCTTTATGGATAGCACCAGATGGTTCAAGCTTGGCTACAACAAAGCTGACTTCCAATCTGGCATCAAATGCAAATGTTGCATATGTATCAACAACGCTGGATCCTGTTTATGCAGAGACTGGGTATATCAAGATAAATAGTGAGATTATTAAATATATTTCAAAAACAGCTACATCATTTAACGGCTTAGAGAGAGCGCAGTATCAAACAACTGCTGCCGCTCATGTTGCTGATGATAAGGTTCGTGAGTCTCGCTACTATGATATTAAGTTTGACAAGGCTCCAGCCTATAACATAAAAGCACCATTCATCAGTGCGATTTTGTTTGAAAACCCAAAGAAGGTTGAAATCACAAAGTATTTACCATATCCATACGGTGCTGAGATGATTCTATCTGCAAGTGAGGATTCTGAAGTTGGCGGGCTCGTATTTCTACAAGGAACTGACCCTTTAACAAAGTATCCATACGCAACTGTATTGAGCGGAACAGCGGTGATGATGAGTGAGCAGAATGTTCAGGTTAAGGAACAGTCAGCTTCTTTGGCTGACAGTATTAAGAAGTACGGTGTTAAGGATGTAACAATTCAAAGCCCGTTTATTACGGATTCAGTTCATGCTAAAAAACTTGCTGATTTTATTATTGAAAAAACACAAATACCTGTTCCAATCATTAATCTTGATGTAACAGCAATGCCAAAAATCCAATTGGGTGATAGAATTAGAGTAACAAATCTGAGTGCTTTGGATATTACAAACACTGATTATTGGGTTATTTCTCATAATACAACCATTGGGGATAATGTATCTCAAAATCTGGTGTTAAGGAAGGTTTCATAATGCCTAGTGAGAATACGATATACTTCTTCCCTGGTCGTGGTGGGCACTCTCATGATGGGAATAATTCAAGCCTAATTGATACCTCTCAGTATTCTTTGTTTGATTTCTCATGGGGTTTGCTTGGGGATCCAGATAGAAGGTCAACACAGTCTCGTAATTACGATAGCTTTAAAAACTTTGTCGTAGAGACTGTCAACTCATCACTGATTGAGCCAGCAGGTCTTGTCCTTCAGCCTGGAATTGTGAACGGATCTGCTCATATTATTTCAAGATCAATTGAGGCTAATTCAATTGCGGCAAATGCATTGACCGCAAATGAAATTGCTGCGAACACAATTACTTCAAATGAGCTTACAGCCAACTTTGTTCTTGTAAATACCATCATTGCCAGTAACAATTTTAATGGTACATATAATGCAAATACTTTTGCGTTTAGTAATGCGGGGACTACTGGCTGGGCTATTACAAGCTCAGGAGATGCTGTGTTTACAAATGGACAATTCAGAGGAAACCTCTTTGTTGGTGCTAACGATTATTGGTATTCAAACGGCGCTTTTGCTCTTGGCGGGAACACTGGTATTTATAGAAGTGCTGGTGGGGGAATTACTCTTGGTGCGAATGTAACGATACAAGGTGGAGTAGTGGCAACCTCTGTTGCAACTCCAGGTATTGATATTGACGCAAACGGTAATCTAACATCAAATGCTAGTACTTTTGGTATTTATGCTAATGGTGCTATATTTACATCAAGTGGTAATTTTAGCGTTGACACATCTGGAAACCTTTATGCTGAAAATGCAGTAATTTATGGAGAGATAAATGCAACATCGGGGAGCATCAGTGGTGATTTAGTAAGCGGTGGAACAATTTCTGGCGTTGAGCTTCAGATAGGAAGCAATTTCGCTGTTGATGCATCTGGTAATTTATCTGCACAAAATGCATCAATTTCAGGTACAATTACTACAGGAAGTATAACTGGTGATCTAACCTTGACAAACACTGGTCAAGTGCTTGGTCCTGGGCAAGTAAATGTATACGGCGTAATGGCTGATATTATCATAGCTAACGGCGAATTTGCACTAGGGAATAATATTGGAATCAAAAGTCTTGGCAATTTTTCAACCACATCTTCCAGCACAACTGCTCGTATTCATGCACCTGGAAGCGGTGGAGAGATTATTCGGGGACCATCATCACTGCGTGAGCTAAAATATAATATTCAAGACATCAATAATGCGCTTGATATTCTCAATCAAATTAGACCTCGCCAATATAACTGGCATATTGATGGAATTGATAAACTTGACCCAACAACAAATAAGCCGTGGTCAGATGAAGCTAGGGCGATTGCGGATTTAAGTATTAGTTACGGATTTATTGCTCAGGAAATTGGTGAAGATTGCCCTGCTCTAACAGTCTACAAATCACCCAGTCTTGACCTACCAAAAGACCAACCTGGCGGTTATTATGATTTAAGCGCTTGGACACCAGCAATGTGGAAAGAAATGGATATGATTCCACTACTTGTGAAGGCAGTGCAAGAATTAAGTGAAAAAATACAGTCACTAGAGGCAAGACTTACCGAGATAGAAGGGTAAATGAGGTATAATAGATAAATGGCTTACGAGAACTATTCACAAGTTTCATGGACTGATGGAACCCCAATTACTGGAGACAGACTTCAGCAGATGTCTACAAACATCCAGCAGGTCAAAGAGGCTACAACTGATAGCCCTGAAGGTGTTAAAAAGCTTAAAACTGTAACAAGTAATACTGCTTCATACACAGACTTTGCAAACACTCACGAGATTATCAACCTATCAGATGAGTCAGGAACTGGCGGTGGAGACAATCGTGTTACTATATCTGCAAATAGATTTTATAGAGTAACTCTTAACTTTACTGGATTTGTTGTTGATACAAAAGGTGCTGAGGACTGCACATATATATTAAGCCTTCATACTGGAACTCATGGTTCCGCTAACACAATGATTTACTCAGCTAGATTCACTCCACCACCTTTTGCTTATATTGATGTCTCTACGCTTGGAGCAAATGCTACTATATCAAATATTGCATTAAGAAATAATTCTTATGACTCTAGGTTTGGAGCAGGATCTCATTCAGTTGTTCTTCAAAGCAATATATCTGGATTTAGCAATGAAGTTTTTTTTGCAGCTATCAATCGTATTCAGGGTGCAAGCGCAACAAATGCCCCAGCTTACTATGTGCCAGCGTCAGCAACTGTGCAACCCCTTCAGATGTATGTTGAAGATGTAGGTGGAGCAGCATAGTTGGCTAAACCAAAGCTCGCATCGCAGAGAACGGACATAGATTGGTCTGCGAAGTTTGCATCTGGTGAAGATAGTCCTAATTATAGCGGTGGTAAATACATTGATGATAAAGGTTATGTTCGGGTTTTAAAGCCAGATCATCCTAAAAATATTCGTGGGTATACTTATGAGCATCGCCTTGTTATTGAAAGATATCTAGGCAGATATCTTCAAGCCTGGGAAACTGTTCATCATATTAACGAGATTAAAGCTGATAACAGGTTAGATAATTTATTTTTGTGTTCATCGCAAGAACATAGCGCCCTTCATAAAGAGGGTAATAAGATGTCAGATGAGAATCGGAAGAAAATGAGGGACAATGCTAACAAGAATAAACCTCATACAAAAAAGAAAAATGCTTCAAAAATAATTGCAATAAAAAAAAGACTTCCATAGCAACTTCTTGAATATCCTTATGATATGATTGACGAGAACCAAAGGAGTCCTTATGAAAGTTTGTGCAACAGAAGGCTGTGATATTCAATTTGAGCCAAAGACAGCTAACGCTAAGTATGGCGATAAGTCATGCAGGAAAACCATTGATGTCAATGGTCTTTGTAAATATAGAAGGGAAAATGGGCTGTTTGAAACACTACCTGACCCAGAGACTGGGCAAGTTCCAGTAACAGAAAGTGAGTTGAGGCTTTCTTACAATAAACTGCTGTCAGAGTACAACAAGGTTAAGACAAAGAGTGACGATTTAGCGGGTGCTCTGTATAGAGCTGTTAAAGAAGATGTTGAGTCCGTTAAGTATGTTCCAGTGCCAAAACCAAAGTTTGACAGAACAACGAAGGATGAGGAAGTTGCAGTAGCAATCATTGCTGACTGGCAGCTTGCCAAGATTACTCCAGACTATAACTCACAGGTGTGTGAAGAGAGAATTTATAAGTTTGCTGAAAAGATTGTTCAGCTCACCGAAATTCAAAGAAAAGATCACCCTGTGAAAGAAATTAGAATCTGGGCTCTTGGTGACATTATTGAGGGGGAGCTGATTTTTCCAGGTCAGTCATTCTTAATTGATGGTGGTTTGTATAGACAAATTACTGTTGATGGTCCAAGAATTATGAAAAACTTTATCAATATTCTTCTTGAGAACTTTGAAAAAGTAACATTTGTTGGAGTGATTGGTAATCACGGTTCAATCGGTGGTCGGGCAAGAAGAGACCATGATCCTGAAACGAATGGTGACAGAATGCTTTATCGCATCACGCAATTGATGTTTGAAAAAGAAAAGAGAATTGAGTTCAAGATTCCTGATGGTCGTGGAGAGCGACATTGGTATGCCGTTGACAAGATTGGTAACTACAAGAGCTTGCTATGTCATGGCGATCAGTTCGGAAGCCTATCTACCTTTTACTCTTTCCAGAAGAAAGCATACGGATGGAAGATTGGTGCGGTTGAAGAAGCGTTTGATGATATCTATCTAGGACACTTCCATACTCCAACAAAGATGACATTCAATACTGTTCAGGTAAGAATCTCAGGAAGTCCTGAGTCTACAAATACATATGCTGCAGAAAGCCTTGCAGCTGTCGGTAGACCTTCACAGGCGCTGATGTTCGTACATCCAGGAAAGGGTATTGTAACAGCAGAATATAATTGTTGGCTGGACTAACATGACTAAAGCAACTGGTATCTATTGCAGGAATTGCACTGGAAGAATGTTTACTGGTCAGCAGTATTATGCATTTCAAAAAAACTATATTGACCTTACCTGCATTAGGTGCTCTGTATCTATTGATGTTGAGGTCAAAAAGTTAAATAAAATTTTATCATACCTTGGATTCAAGACAGTAGAGGCGAGACATGATCTCAAAGAAGCCAATAGCAAATAAATTTTATAAATACGCTGGGAATATTGTAAAGATTAAAAAAATATCCAAGGGTAAAAACAAGATTTATCTTGAGCAGTTGAATACTAAAGATATTATTGACATTCCATATGAACAGTCTGAAATATTGATTATTAGATTGTATACTGTTGGGGAAGTAGCTAAGATTGTTGAGCGTAGACCCGATACTCTTAGAAAGTATGAAAGAAAAAATCTAATCCCATCAGCAAGTAAATTTGGGGATGAATATAGTGGATATTCAAACTGGAGATACTATGATGAGAGCGAAGTCTATGAAATGATTGAATTTTTCAATCAAAGAACACAAGGTCGCCCTATTGTTCAATCAAGCAGTAGGGTTGGTAATACAATAAAATTATTGGAACAAAAAGTAAAACTTCACAAGTGAGGAACACATGACTACATCAAAAGAAAAGACAACAGAAATTTGGGCTTCGCTCGGAATTACCAAGAATCTTGGTAACTATGAGTCGCTCAGACTAGATGCTGGAGCAAGAGTTCAGGCATCTGACGCTGATGACCCAGCAGCTTGGGCTAAGGTTTGGGAGTCAATTGATGCTCAGATTGAAGCTAAGTTGCAAGAGCTAGACAATGAAAGCCCAAAGTGATTGGGTAAAAAAAGCTGTCTGTGCAAAAGATGAACGATCAATTGCTTGGCTATCTTATGACATTGATGACATAAAATATGCCAAGCAAGGTTGTTCATTGTGCAAAGTTAAAAAAGAATGTTTTTTAAATGCATGGCAAAATAATCCATATGTCGGTGTAAATGCTGGCATATCAGAGTATGATTTCCTAATTCTTACATGGAAGGAGGCGAAGAAAGTAAATGGAAGCAACTGGTCAAGAACTAATAAACTTCTTCAAGGAATCTTGCAAAAAATCAAATAAGTTATTTATTCCAGATTCTCCGAGACAGGAATCCGTTGCAGATGCAATTGCTGATTTCTATAAGAGACAGGAGCTCTTTGATGCGATACAATTGTTCGTCAAATCAAATAGTGGACCTTTTTTGATATTTGATTTCGCTGTTGAATCAAGATCATATGTTGATCGGGTTAAATTTGAGAATAAGTCAACTGATAAGTTTAAAAATATCGTAGAAGAAACAAGGAAGAGAATGGTCTCTGAATGAATTATGAAACAAGATTGCTTAACTCAATTGTTGAAAGCAATGGTTATGTAGAAGCTGTTAACCAAGGTGTGGAGAATGTCTTTGTAGAGAATAGAGATATTTGGAACTTCATTGTTTCTCACTATGACGAGCATAAGAAAGTTCCGTCAAAGGATACGATCAAACATCACTACGCTGATTTTGATTTCGTACTCACCCCAGAGCCTCTTAAATACTATGTTGATGAAGCAAGGCGAGAATCGCTCTCCTATCAGACTAGATCTATTGTTTCCAAAGCTCACGCAATTCTTAGTGATCTTGGTCCAAAAGAATCGTTATCATACCTGATGGAAGAAACCTCAAGACTCTACAAATTCTCTAGCAGTCTTAAGGATACAGATTTGGCTGGTGAATGGAGAGATAGAGCGCAAAGCCTTAAAGAGAGATCGTTGCGAGATAACAACGAGCTTCAAGGGGTACCTAGTGGTATCAATGTTATTGATAAAACATTCGGTGGTTGGCAACCAGGGGACTTTGTTGTTTTGCTTGGCTGGACTGGCGTTGGTAAATCATTTATTGCACGATTGTTTGCGGTAAATGCATGGAGGGCTGGTTATAGACCGCTTATTATTTCTCTTGAAATGAATAAGATTCAAGAAGGTCAGCGACTTGATACTTTGCTTAACAATGGAGAGGGTAACTTTACTAATACAGACCTTGTAAGAGCAAACCCTGCTGTTGTAGATAAGTATGAGAAGTGGGCAGAGGAAATGTTTGAGGGTAAGCATGCAATCCATCTTGTAACATCAGAAGGTCTTGAGACAGCAGATCAAAACATGGTGCAGGCAAAGATTGACCAATATCATCCTGACCTTGTTATTCTTGATTATCATGGTCTGTTTGATGACTCCAGTGGTGCTAAAACAGAAACTGAGAAGGCTAAGAATCTCTCTAAGGCTTTTAAGCGAATGGCAGTCAAAAACAATGTCCCAATTATAGATGTCGCTGCAGTAACCATGTCAGAGGGTCACTCAGAGCGACCACCAGAGCTTGAGGAAGTTGCATGGAGTAAGCAGTTAGCTTATGATGCCGACCTCGTTCTTGCAATTCACAGAGAACCATCCTCAGATGTGTTTCAGGTTGTTTCACGAAAGGTGAGAAGAGCACATCACTTTGGTTTCTACCTTAGATGGAACCTAGAGACTGGAAAGTGGGCAGAAGAATGGGACATTTAATGCCAGGCATGCTCATGGGAACTGCAAAAGACATAGAGACAATTGCTAAACTTAGACCTTGGATGGAAGACGAAGCGAGAATTAAATATGGCTACACAGGGAAGACAAGACTTTTTACGGACTATGATAAACAATCCGAAATATTTTCATTCTCAATCATTTTTGACGATGAATCTAGAGATTGAAGTAAAAGAACTTTTCAGTAAGTATGGGATTCAAATCCATGCTGAGTCTGGTAATGAAGTTACTATCTATTGCCCGTTCCATAAGAACAGGAACACGCCATCTTTCTATCTGAATAAAAAGACTGGGTTATGGCAGTGTTTCAATCCATCTTGTGGAGAAAAGGGTAATTTCAAGAAACTGTATCGTCAGATAACTGGTAAGTCATATGGTCGGCAAACTGTATTAGACCCAACCGCTTTGAAGAACGAGTTAGATCGTGCGCTCAGACCGCCAGTTGCAGAGCAAGAGCTTAATCTTGATAATGTTCTTATTGACTACGAAGACAGTAGCAAAACATCAAAATTGACTCCGTTTATTGAAAGGGGTCTGTCGCTAGATACTCTTGAGCATTTTGAGATTGGGTTTTCTGAAAACAAGAATCGTATTGTAGTGCCAGTCCGTAACCCTCAATATAAGCTAGTTGGGTTGATTGGTCGTGCAATAGAGTCAGAGCAGGAACCCCGATATCTGTATAACACTGGCTTTAAGAGAGCCCTTGTTCTGTTCAATATTCAGAATGCGAAGCATCACCCTGATGTTATAATAGTAGAAGGGAGTGTTGATGCGATGAAGGTCCACGAAGCTGGATTTCCAAATGTCGTAGCAACACTCGGAGCACAGGTGTCCGCACAGCAAGTATCTATGTTAAAGAAATACTTTGACAAAATTATTATCTTTTCTGATAACGATGAAGCTGGTAATGCGATGCGAGATGCTATAATTAATTCTTGCTGTGGTAAAGAACTGTACACAGCGAGCATTTCTGATGGGTTGAAAGATCCAGGGGAAATGTCAATAAAGCAAATACAAGACAGTATCAATAACAAACAAATAATCATATAGGAGACATTATGTCATTTACATCACTTAAAACACTAAAAGACCTTGAGAAAGCCGTTGTGCCAACTCAAGGCACAGCAAAGGGGGTAAAGAAATACTTTACTCTTCAATCAGGCGATTCATTCAAGATTCGCTTTAGACAGGAACTCACAGAAGACGCTAAGTTTTTTGATGAGGAAATCGGTACTGGTATTTCAGTTCCAGTAGTTACATCACCAATCAACTGGAAGTGGAGAGTTGCATCTACCGCTTCATTTGAAAAGTTTAACTATCGTTGCTGGGCTACTGAGCAATCAGTATCTGATAAGGCTTGGAGACCTAAGCCGCACCTATTGATCAACATTGCAGTTGAAGTTGAGCCAGGAGTTTGGGAACCACGAATTCTTGACACTACCTTCAATCAGCGCCATGTTGGTCTTACTCTGATTGAGTATGCTAAGGAGTTTGGAACAATTACAGACCGTGAGTACAAGTATTCACGAACTGGTTCTTCAGCTTCCGATACTAACTATAGCCTTATCCCTTTGAATGTTTCTGAAGCAACAAAGGTAATCAAGGATTTGCCAATGCATGATTTGGAAAGTGTTTACATGACTCTTCCATATGAAAAGCAACAGATTTTCTTGACAACTGGTGAGCTAAATAAAGATAGTTGGTGATTGTTATTCATTGGGGAGGGGGGAACCCCTCCCCTTTAACAAAGGATTTTTGTGAAGCGTAAGTCAATTGTTCTTGACCTTGATGGCGTAATTGCCGATATTGATACTGCAATATCTAATTATCTTCATTACAACTTTGGTGTTGATGAAGACTACAGTAGCTGGTTGATTTCTGATACAAAAGATAAAGAAGCGTTAAAGCTATTTTCCAATGAATTGTTTTGGAAGAATCTTATTCCATTTGAGGATGCTTGGTACCAAATTAATAAATGGTTTTCAGATGATATTGATGTTCATATTGTAACAGCAAGGAAGAGAGAGGCTTCTGTAAGAATGACAGAGCCCTGGCTTGACGCTTGGAGAATAAACACTCTCAGACCTAAGTTTGCAAAAATAAACAAGAAGCATGAAATTGTTTCTGAAATTAAACCTATATTTATGGTTGAGGATAATCCTCACGAAGTTATTTCTTTAAGAGAACACGGTATAAACTGCTATCTCCGAAAAGCATGGTACAATAAGCCTTTCTGGAATGATTTACCTTGTATTGAAAACCTTTACGAATTGGAGATTTAAGTGACAGAGTTTGTCCACTTGCATTGTCATAGCGAGCACTCGCTACTAGACGGAATGTCAACACCCGAAGAAATTGCGCAGATGTCAAGCTCTAATGGGCAGTTTGCTGCAGCGATTACAGATCACGGAACAATGGCTGGAGTGCTTAGATTTCAAGATGCGTGTCAGAAAAATGCTGTACGACCAGTTTTTGGTGTTGAGGCATATTTTGTACCATCAGTAAAGAACGATGGTGATGGCAAGCATGAGAGGTTTCACCTAATCCTTCTTGCCAAGAATAATACTGGTCTTAATAAGTTATTTAAAATGTCACAGATTGGCTGGCAGGATAATTTCTATTACAAGCCAAGAATTGATTTTGATCTTCTAGAAGACATGGTTGATGATGACATCATTGCACTCTCTGGCTGTAGAGGGAGTTCTATTTCAAAAGCAATTGAGGCTGGAGAATATGGGCGGGCAGAGCAATTGTCTGAACGGTTTGTCAAGATATTTAAAGATGACTTCTACTTTGAGTTACAAGCTTGGAACCCAAAAGAGATTAATGATGGATTGCTTGACTTAGCGTCATCATTTGGAAAGAAGGCAGTAGCAACTGCTGACTGCCATTTCCCAACGCATGCAGATAAGGGTGTAGAAGAAGTTCTCCTTCTTGTATCCCAGTACCCAAGTATTGGTGCTCAAACAATTAATGCTGCAAAAGAAAATCTTGCAACACTACATACTTGTGGTCCAGATTTGATTGACAGAGTTAATCACCTGTACCCTGATAGGTATTTGCGGTTTGATGATATCAATCCATATATTGCTGACGCTACGACTGTGCTTTCTTGGTTTAAAGAAGCTGGGTACGATAGGCAGGATATTCTAGAAAATACAATTGAGGTTGCAAGTAAGTGTAGTGCTGAGATTGTAAAGAGAAGAAATCTTCTTCCAAAGTACATGAAGTCACTTAACTCAGACGAGTACTTATCCGAACTTACAAACTTTAGATTGAAAGAACTCAATCTTGGTGATGAGTACAAGACAAGGCTTGATGAAGAGCTTGGGATTATCAAGCAACTTGGATTCTCTGATTACTTCCTAATTGTATGGGATTTGATTTCCTGGGCTGATGCGAATGGCATTGGTCGTGGTACTGGTCGTGGTTCTGTTGGTGGTAGCGTAATGGCATTCCTTCTCAACATTACAAAAGTAGATCCAATCAAATATAATTTGTTGTTTGCACGATTTATCAACCCTGATCGTAACGACTATCCTGACATTGACTTGGACTTTGAGGACAAGCGTAGAAATGAAGCTAAGTCTTATTTAAGAGAAAGATGGGGACATGACAATGTTGCTGCAATCACTACTTACGGTACTTTTAAGCCTAAGTCGGCTATTAAAGATGTTGCTAGAGTTCTTCAGGTTTCATATGAAGAAACTAATAACATCACTCCTTTCTTTGAAACGATTGAGGAGCTTTTGGAATCTCCTAAGGGAAAAATCTTTTGTAATAAGTATCCAGATGTCCCAAAGGTTGCGAAGAGACTAGAGGGAAGAATTAGAAACGCTGGTGTTCATGCGGCTGGCATGGTGGTTTCTTCTATTCCATTAAATGAAGTATGCCCAATTGAAACAAGAAAAGAAACAGATGGTGGAGAGCGTGTAACTGTTACAGCATTTGATATGACAGATGCAGAAGCCGTTGGGCTTATTAAGATTGACATCTTGGGTCTAAAGACCGTATCTGTGATTAAAGACTGCTTAGCGAAGATTAAGGAGCTTAAGGGGGTTGATGTAGAAGCTCAATCACTGGCACTTGACGATCAAGCGGTATTTAATAACTTTAATAACGGTAATACCGTAGGCGTGTTTCAAACTGATGCTGCAGCCTACAGAAATCTAATTGAAAGAATGGGGATTGATAACTTCAATGACCTTGTTGTATCAAACGCATTAGTTAGACCAGGAGCTTTGCTTTCGCAGGGTCAGAAATATATTGATTGCAAGAAGGGTTTTACTGAACCTTACTATCCTGATAAATCAGTAAAAGATATTCTTGAGGAAACATACGGTACTGTAATTTTCCAAGAGCAATTGATGCAAATGTCAGTAAGGATATCGGGATTCACTTGGTCAGATGCTGACAAACTAAGAAAGATTATCGGAAAGAAAAGAGATGTTGCAGAATTCAAGCAGTATAAAGATAAGTTTATCAATAATGCGATCATTCCAAAAGCAGAAGCGAAGCAAATGTGGTCTGAGTTTGAAATGTCTGCTCTATATATGTTCAATAAATCACACGCTGTAGCATATTCAATGCTTTCGTATCAAACAATGTGGTTGAAAGTTAACTATCCACTTGAGTTCATATGGTCTCTTTTATACAACGAAGACTCATCTGAGAAAATCACTGCCTACCTCATGGAAGCTCAAAGGTTAAAGATTAATATCCTTCCACCAGATGTTAACTATTCGGAAGAATACTTTACAACATATGATAAAGATGGAGTAGAGGGAATTAGATTTGGTCTGTCCAATGTTGCTGGTTGTGGTACATCAGCTATTAAAGAAATAACATCTAAGAGACCATTCAATTGTCTAGATGAATTTAATAATAAATGCTCTAAATCCGCTGTTAAAGCTCCGCTTAGAGAAAACTTAGAAAAGGTTGGTGCTTATGCGTCACTTAATCATGTATCTCAATATCAGCACGAAAGATACTATCTACCAGTCCTGGGATTCTCCATCCAGTCAGGTGAAGAAAAGAATGAGATGGATGAGTTCGTTGGCAACCTTGCTGACTTCCATGAAATCAATTCTCCATTAACCCTTATCAAAGCAATTGTTAGATCAACAAAGAAAACACCGCAGTATCTGAGAATTGAATTTGAAGATCACTCAGGTTCGGCTACCGTATTTGCGGATAGAAACACTGAAATGGCAAATAGAGATTATGTGTATGCTTTGATTGGAGATAGAACACTCCATTCATTCTGTGATGCCTATAATTTCATTGGCTCAGATTTGCATAAGTTTATTACTCTTAGACAGAAGGGTGACAATCACGAATATAATTGGCTATACGATACTGGTCTTGGTCATGTTGATGAAGAAAAGACACTAATGTATGTAATGCACTCAAGAGTCTTTACAACATCAAAAGATAAGATCATGGCTAATATGTATTGCTGGGATGGTAGGCAAATATTCAAGGTTGTTATTTTTCCTAGACCATATACCAAGCTTAAGGGAATCATAAAGCAAGGGCAGTGGTATGCGGCTAGGCTTTCAAAGATTGAAGAAAAGCAAACTCTAACTCGCATGGACTCATACAAGGTAGAATCGGATACTGCTATTATCAATATTGATAATTATATTGAGAGAAAAAATCTGGTTAAAGCTGTTGTCTAATGAAATTAACGATATACATTCCTACATATAAAAGAGAATCACTTGATGCTTGCTTAAATAGTATTGCAATGCAGCATAATGATCGTGTTGAGATTATTGTTTCTGACAATGATCAAGATGGATTTGCAGGGGATATCGTTTATAAATATAAAGATTATGTATCTGAGTATTCAGTTAGAAAACAAAATATTGGCTGTGATGGAAATTGTTTATATGGAATTACAGCTGGTGACGGAGAGTATGTATGGGTCGTTGGGGATGATGACATTATCCTACCAGGGGCTATAGATACTATTTTATCAATGCTTGATGGAACAGACCGCATAATGCAATTTGCACCATATTCTGGTGAAGTAACACCTGGGTTTTCTGGTACAATGTCTGGGTTGATAGATACACTTAATGACAAATCATTTTTAATTGCTGCGACATTGGCAAGTATGAATGTGTGGAGAAGGGATGTTATGGACTTTAGAACAGGAGTAAAGCACTTGGATTCTAGAAATGTTTTGGCTTGGGCTGGTATCAACTGCAAGACAGTTAGTATTCCAAGTACTCCAACAGTTTTGGTTAATGATACTAATCATTTTGAATTTAGGGATTTTGATCGGGTTATGTTTGAATACTCAGATGCACTAGCTGATGCTAATAGTGTTGAGAGATTTACTTTTTATAATGCAAATAAATGGAATTTCGTTAGCGCTTCATTGGAGAAAAAATGATTGTATATACAGGTGGAACATTTGATCTATTTCATTCGGGTCATAGTAGATTACTAGAGAGATGTAAGAACATAGCTGGCGTTGATGGTCAAGTAGTGGTGTCAGTTAACCCAAGTGAGTTCTGCGCTCAGTATAAAGAACCACCAATTTGTGAATTATTTGAAAGAATGGAAGTTGTATCTTCCTGTAAATGGGTGGATAAAGTTATCATCAACACGGGCGGTGCTGACTCAAAACCTGCTATCCTAGAGTCAAAAGCGGATGTCATTGTTGTCGGCTCGGATTGGGAAACCAAAGACTATTTTAAACAAATGGACTTTACCCAAGAATGGCTTGACGAACACAACATTAAAGTAATCTTTGTTCCTTATAGTGAACATATATCAACAACGATTATTAAATCAAGAATTCTAGATAGAATGTTTCAATAAAGGAGAAATATGTTAATTGTAGATAAGCGTAAAGGGCACACAATGCCCATTCATGATGTTATTGCTACTCCCAGCATCGGTTTGAATCGGGCTTTGGGTGGCGGTCTTAATACTGGTGCGACTCACTTGTTTTGGGGTACTCCATCGGTGGGTAAAACGACTATGTGTTTTCGGATTATTGCCGAAGCGCAAAAGCTTGGGTATCGCCCCGTCATCATTGACTCGGAGTCATCTTATAATGATGAGTATGCTGCCAAGTGCGGGATTAACATTGAAGATGTTGTAATCATTCAGTCAACGATTGTGGAAGACATCATGAAGAATCTGATCGGATATCTGACGGATGATAAGGAGAAGCATATCTTCTTGTTTGACTCACTGTCTAACATCATCAAGGAAGAGTTCTACGATAAGCCTGAAGGTGGTAAAGCAATGGGTTTGCAGTCACGCTCGCAGGGCTACCTGCTGCAGAAGCTGGTGAACTATCTCCATAAGGAACGCAACATCATGTTGTTTGTTGCTCACCAAACGGTTGACTTGAGCGGAATGTTTGCCATCACGAAAGCCAAGATGGGCAATACGGTTCACCACAACATGCATAATGTTGTGAAGTTGTTTTTGTCAATGTCAAAGGGCGAAATGGAGCGTGAGGAGAATAACATGATCACCTCGCAACGAGCGACTTGGACTGTTGAAAAGACAAAACAGATTCCGACAATCGGGGCAACGGGATATTATTATGTTCTGCCACAAGAGGGAAGAATTGACCAAGAGCGTGAGATTATTGATATTGCCATTGAGATGGATATTATTCAACGCAAGGGTGCCTGGTATAGCTATGAAGAAAGCAAATGGAATGGCATGGGCTCAATTGAATTGACTGCCAAACAGTCAAAGGATATCCTTAAAAGGATTAATTCATGACGAATGAAGTTGAACGGTTGCGGGCGATTATCCGCAACTATGTAAAAGCTGAGGATGAATATCTAAACGCTTACCCAGAGACTGATACTTCTCAATTAAAACAGAAGGTAGATGAGGCTTGGAAAGTGCTACGAAACGAGGCGGTCTGATATGATATTTTCAATCCATACTGATCAGCATATTAAAGATGCAAACGGTATATTTGGCTATTCTTATGGATACAACAACATTGTAAAGCACTTTAATCAGTTCACTTATTATGGCAAGCAGATGCAGGTTGTTGATAACGATCCGTCTGCACAGGTTCAGATGTTTTATATGGAACCAGAATGGCATCACCATATAACTGGTCAGGATTTCCGTCAGCCTGGATTTAAAAAACATCATGACCATCAGTACAAGATTAACGGTACATACCTAGAAGCGACCAAAGCTTGGGAATGGTGGATTCCCACCATGAAAACATTTGATGAGATCTGGGTAGGTAATCAGTTCTCTGCAGATGCAGTTGCTAACTCTGGTGTTGACACTCCTACATATATCTTTGAATTAGGCGTTGATGATATGTGGACACCTTTTAAAAGAGGGAATCGGGGAAAGATTAGATTCCTTCATGTTGACTCCGATAGTGCTCGCAAGAGAGCAGATCTTGTTGAAGCAGCCTTTCTTAAACTATTCAAGGGTAATGACGATGTTGAGCTTACATTAAAGTATCACGGCGATGGAAGTCCAGATGGTTACAGCGTCATGAGACTGTTTGATCAACCTGCTGAGAGCAATGTTAAAAAGATATTTAAAACGATTACGCAAGAAGAGATGGTTCAGCTATATCACGATCATGACATCTTGGTATACCCAACAGAGGGTGAAGGGTTCGGGCTAATACCTCTCCAGGCATTAGCAACAGGTATGCCTACCATTTCAACAAGTAGATGGTGTTCGTATGAAAAATATCTTGGTGACAATATTATTGAATCAACGCTTGGTAAAACACAACACTCTGGTTATCATACTGGCGATGTCATTCTTCCAGACTTTGACTCAACCGTTGAGTTGATGAAGAATGCGGTTGATAATTTTGATGCTCAATGTGATTACTATTACAAGCAAGCTCCTAAGGTCATTAAAGAATACAACTGGCAGTCTCAATGTGACAAGATGCTTAAGTCTTTAATTAAGCGTGTTGGGATAAGTATGTTTGAACCAATTGAAGGC